CGCTTACGTCGCCGGACTTACTTAACGTCCGCGCGTTCGATGCGATTGCGGAACGCGCGAGAGGCGGGCAGCGGCCCGGAACGGTCAAGACCTACGATGAGGAACTCGGCTCGGAGGACGTGTCTGCATCGCCCAGTCCCACGATAGGGGCTGGGTCGGCACACGCCACCGTTGTGCGGATGCTGTCCCAAGTCACAAGGTCTAAAGCCGCAGACACTTACCTCGGCGTGGACGAGGACAATTTCAACCGCGCGAACTCGCTCACGCTCGGCACCGGATGGACCGAGGGCAGTTGGTTCAGTCACAGTCTGCGGGTGCAGGCCGAGCGGGTATGGTGCAGCGGGTTCGGACAGTCGGCGGCGAACTCCCGGCAGTTGCTCGGCCTGTCCGATGCCAACACGTACAAGCTCCATATCGACCTTGAGCGGCACGAGGGTCTGCCCTGGTACGAAGCGGTCATGCACCTGTACGCACGCATGGACGACGCCGCCCCGAACATCTACACCGACGGCGTTGACGCGCGGCTGATGCTCACGCAGGGGACAGACTTCGTTTACGGCGGCGAGTTGAACGTCTATGTCGGCGGCGTCAAGACGACGTATTCGCTCACCAGCGGCAACTTCGGCTCCGGCGTGACGCGGGTGCTCTTCAGCATGGAGATACTCGGCAATGTGGTCACGGTGCGTCTGGACGAGACGATCATCTGGACAGGCACTATCGCGGCCCAGGCCGGGTTGCGTGTCGGTATCGGGATGACGCAACTTGGCATCTACACGAACATGATGGACAACTGGCGTTGTACGGGGTTATTGATTACCGGCGAGTCCACCGAGGCCGAGACGCGCCTTGTGGCCGGTGTGGGCGGCAGGTTGTACGCAGAACAGACGCCCGGCGTCCTCACACGTCTCACCGACCCGGACGCCGTTGTCTCGGCCCAACACTCCTTCATGGCCCAGGAACAGGGTGGCAGGCTCTATATCGCCGACTACGGCGGCAGTTCCGTTCCGCTGGTCTACAACCCGGCAGATGAGAGCGTGGCCGAATGGACGGCGAGTCCTGCGAAGGGGACGTGTCCGCAGCATTCGAGGCTGATCTGCCTGTACCGGAACCGAATCGTTCTCGCGTCACCTGCGACGGCTGACCGCGAATGGTACATGAGTCACGTGGACGACCCACGTGACTGGGATTATACCGACGCGACGGCCCTCGGTGCGGTGGCCGGGACTCTGGCGAACGCCGGGCAACTCGGCGAAGAGATCAAGGCCCTTGTCCCCTACAGTGACGACTACCTGATTTTCGGCTGCATCAGTTCAATCTGGATGATGCGCGGCGACCCGAAGGCTGGGGGCCAACTCGACGCCGTGACTTACAAGACCGGCATCCTCGACAAGTTCGCATGGTGTCACGACCCGCAGGGCACGATCTACTTCATGGGCCGGAACGGCCTCTATCGCATGAGGGCGGGCCAACAGCCGGAACCGTTGAGTCCACTACGGGTGCCGAAGGAACTCAGCGACATCAACACGCAAGCCTACGAGGTCTTCTTGGAATGGGACGGGCCACGGTTCGGCGTTTGCATCTTCGTTACGACCCGGCTTGACGGTGTGAGTCGGCATTGGTTCTACGACAGCCGGACGGATGGGTATTTCCCCGATCAGATGCCCAACGACCACGGGCCGACTGCAGTACTCGACTACCACGCCGACAGCGTGCGCTACCGCAAGTTGCTCATGGGCGGGCGCGACGGGTATATCCGCAACTTCGAGACGGCGGCGTTGAACGACGACGACACCGCCATTGAGAGTTTTGTCAAGTATGCCCCTCAGCGCGTTGCGGGCCGTGACGACCATGAGGGCGTGTTCCAGATGATTCAGGCTGCGCTCGGCTTGGGGACCGACAGCGTGGACTACGAAGTCAAGCTCGCCGACACACACGAGGAGGCCGTTCATGCAGTCCCCTTGATAACCGGCACCTGGAAGAAAGACGGCCTGAAGATGCCGATTCGACGCCGGTTGCGCGGGGGATCGGTCTGCGTCAAACTCGGCAACGACCGGGCCGATGAGACCTGGGCGATTGAGAAGATGTTCGGGCGGAGCGTGCTCGGCGGGATTGTACGCATGGGCCAGGGGCGCCGGTTGCTTGAACCGATCTCCGACCCGGCTGTGCCGTTGGAAGTGGGCGACGAGGAGACGCCGCCGGTTGTTGTGCCGACGCCAAGTCCAACGCCGACGCCAACAGAGCCGCCGACGGAATCACCGACGCCGACGCCGACCCCAAGTCCTACCCCGACACCTACGCCCAGCCCGACACCTACGCCAACCCAAAGTCCGACGCCTACGCCAACCGTATCTACTTCTGAATGGTCCAGTGACATTCCAGGGGCAACAGAATCAGCGTCGGCGAGTTCGGCTTCGCCATCCGGCAGCAGTGCTTCACCATCCGGCTCTTCGGTTTCCGCATCGCCAGAGTCAGGTTCGCCAGCAACAGAGTCACCGGCATCTGCATCGCCAGAATCGGCATCGGCAGCGTCGGCGTCAGTACCAGCTTCTGGCTCGCCAAGCCCGACTGGCCCTGATCCTTCTGAATGCTGTGGAGATTGTTGGGTATATCCGTCGCCTGGGATCGGTACACGGAATGAACCTTGCAGCGACCCCCCACACGCCGATTGCTGTGGTGTTATGGACTGCAAAGAGATCACTGGACTTTGCACCTACAATCAGACCGCTAAACTTACTGATGTAGATGCTTCAACAAAGCACTGTATAAGCCATTGCGGCGATCTCGGTAGTGGGCCGGCTCTTGTCTATGATTACGCTTCGGACACTTGCGCTTTTTCGTAGAGGAGAAGAAATTGCATTGTCCTTATGAGCAGAATAGAAGTTCGGCTAAGGATGGTGAGGGCGCAATTTGTCTTGTATTATGTGTCGCTTGTGATTTTACCGTGTCAAACGGCGGCAAAATCTGCGAATACTGTATCGGTGGTAAGGCGTGGAACGATGCTGATGTGCCGCAACTTGAACCGGGGGCAAAGACGCGAACGCCGTCGCAAGCAGACGCGATTAAACTGGTAGAGACCAGCCCGTTCTTCGCGTCACTCTATAAGCAGTCTCTCAGGAGCAGGTTGATTGGGGGAGACTGTCCACTATATCAAGGGCCGAACCCCGTCAATGTCGGCGATGCATTTATCAAGTATCGAACGGCTAGCGGTGATCTTGGGGCGCAGGATTTGCTTGCTGAAATGTTGGACAGGCAACTGCAAAAGGCAAAGAGTAATGTTGAGGGTTGTGATCCTGTATCGGTAGTAAAGGATAAGATAGCAACGCTCGCTGAGGACAATGGCTTTGTAACGTCGAGTGAGGCCAAGGAACTGAGGACACTATAGTGCCCAGTACGTTTTTCAAACGCGCAAAGACGGTTCTTGACATATCTCAACGCCCCGAAAGGTGTGTTTACCGTGGGGAGACCTTGCGGGAAGAAAAGAAGTCGTGTTGCGGAAAGGTTGAGATATTCCTTTGTGCAAAACGTAAGCATGAGGTCTGGCATACGAAGTGTCGCAGTTGTGAGTATTACAGAAGGACAAAGCCGCTGAAGATACTCGTGCTGCCGTGGGGGCAGAAGAAAAGCTCGATGCGGAACCTTATCAAGTCTTTCGAGCAACTCGGCCACAACGTCGTGAAGATTATCCGTGGCAGCGATAGCCCAAGCGAATCGTGGAAGGACGACGCGATCAAGTGCATCGCGGACAAAGAGACCGACCTGTACGTCGGCTGGCAACGGCTGTTCGGAGAGTGGGGCAGCGAGGTTCGCAAGGCCATTGCGGCGCGGAAGATTCCGACCTTGTATGTTGACTTTGGCGTCTGGCCGCACTACGGGGCGGTGATCTTCGATCCGAAAGGCGAGAACGCTGAAAGCGAAATCGTGCGGAGTCTCGACCGGCTCGAAGCGAACGGTCATTACAGGGCATTGGCCGACGCGCAGATGGCGAAGGTTGGCGAACTGCACGACCTGATTCACGAACAGGCCACCAAGGCAACGGCTCCCGAAGGCGTGCCGAAGGAGTTCATCTTCCTGTGCCTCCAGAATACCAAGGATTCCGTCTTGCTGAACGACAGTGTGCCAAAGCGCCGGAGCATGACGCGCGTGGCGAAGGAGATCATCCGTGAAGCGTATAACCTCGGCAAGTTCGTTGTGGTCAAGCCGCATCCCGAAGACAAGAAGGTGGACCTGTCGAATATCCCGGCGAAACACGAGGGGTCGTACAAGCTGATCCCGAAGGCGATGAATGAGAATCTCATGGCCTGGTTGGTTGTCAACGCGCAGCACGTGGTTCTGGTCAACTCGACGGTGGTGTTTACCTCGATGCTCGCGGGTACGCCGGTGGTGACGCTGGGCAAGGGCTGGTTCACAGGCAACGGCGTCACGAGCGAGTTCCAGACGATTCGCGGGGCGGTGAAAGGGCCGAAGGAGATCGATGGCAACCGTGTCAAGCGGTTCATGGCGCACATGCTGTCGCGGCAACTCTCGATAGCGGAGTGCGCCGATCCCGCGAAAGTCGCGGGGGTTCTCAGGATGTTCGAGTGTGCAAAAGAGCTTACGGTTGTGACGGCGATTTATGCACCAGATAAGAAAACCGAAAAGATTAACCGAGAGGCGTTGAAGCGAGTCTGTGCTGCCCTGCCAGATGCGATCAAGCTCGCTCCGGTTGATTATGCTGAGCCAACATTCAAGAACGAGATACACGGCATGGGATTTCGCATTCTTGAAGTAACGGGCGGGCGACCCCCACGGCTGAACCGGCTCTATGAACTGGCTCTCAAGGAATGCCGGACGCCGTATATTCTGTTCGTCGAAAGTGACGTATGGATTGACCGCGGGCAACCGGAGAAGTTGCTTGCGATGTTGAAACGCGCACCCCAGAAGGTCTGCTGTATGGAAGGCATTTACCGCACACCCAGCGGGCGCAGGCTCGGCCCCCTTATGACGGAACGATTCAGTGTTCCTCTTGGGGATGGACTGCGGCAGAATCAGAGGCATTGCTCATGGTCGTTTACCGTCTTCAAGACGATCTCATTGCGCGGAATTGAGTGGAAAGTACCTCGTGCTCGTGAACTGGCAATAGACCAGCACGCATCGAGTCGGCTTAGGGCAAAGGGTTGGATACTCGGATGCACGCATGACGTGAAAACGACACACCACCGGCGTATCTCTGTCCGGGCACTGAGGAGAGCTAATAGGAGGGGGATAAAACGACCGCCTCCTGTTGTGGTTTACACGGCAATCTATGGCGGGAAGGACACGCTGAAAACGCCGCTGTGTATTGAGAAGAACGCTCGATATGTGTGCTTTACAGATGACAAAGATCAAAGATCGAGCCTCTGGGACGTGCGTTACGTTCCCGGCGATTCCGACAACCCGAACCTGAATGCCAAACGCTTCAAGGTGAAAGCGCACGAGTTTTTTCCAGAGGTGAACCGTTCGGTATGGGTAGATGGCTCAATCCGCATCTGCGGGCCGGTTGCTGCGCTCGCCATGTCGGAACCCCTTGGGGAAACGCCCATTTCCGGGTTCGCTCATCCGAGATCAAAGACGGTATTCGATGAGGCCGCCAACGTCTTGCGGTGCCACCGAGAGGACCCGGCGGTTCTTCAGAGACTTTTGAGCTGGTACAAGAGCGTCGGGTATAGCCCGAACGGGAACGCCTTCCTTGAAAACAACTGTCTCATCCGCGCGCACAATGAGCAACGCTGTATCGAGACGATGGCGGACTGGTGGCAGATGATACTCAAATGGACCTGCCGCGATCAGATGACTTTGGCCTATGTGGGCGACAAGCATCATTCTATCCGAGCATCGAAGGAACTGGCACGACGATATATCGTTGTCGGCAGGCATTCTTTTATGAGCAGCGGCCAGTGGAAGAAGTTGGCAACACAGGGAAAACCGGCATGAAGATACGGATAGTCTGCAAGGACAAGCATTGGGTGTTACGACGCATCGCCGAAGGCTGGCAACGGCATTGGTCTGATTGTTCGATTGGGCCTGGGATTGACAAGAACGCCGACGTGAATCTCTATTTACCTTACGACCAGTTCCGGGGGAAGACGGCGACATACGATGTCGTGTACTTCACGCATTATCGCAGCAGCCCCGCGTGGCAGAAAATGTTCGATGTGGCCGCGAGAGACGCGGACTTGTGTATCGCCATGTCGAAGAAAACCGCAGAGCAACTTCCGGCTGAAAAGACTCATGTAATCGGTCCGGGGATTGATCCTCAATTCTGCGTGCCCGGACCCGTGGTGTTTGGCGTAGTCGGAAGGCAGGCCGAAGCCAATCGAAAACGACTCGACATTATAGAAAGGCTTTTCAGTATTCCGAATGCACAAATCATCTTCAGCGGCGGCGGCCTGCGGTTCAAGGAAATGCCCGCTTTCTACAGCGACGCGGATTATGTGCTCGTGCTTTCGACAAACGAAGGCGGCCCGATGTGCGTTGTGGAGGCGATTGCAGGGAACAAGCCGGTTATCGCGCCGGATGTGGGGTGGGCGTGGGACTGGCCGGTCATTCACTATAAGACGATTGACGAACTTGAAAGCATTGTCAAGAAGCTCGCAAACGCCAATGCGGGAGATGTTTGTCAAGAGGCACAAGCTGGCAAGATTTATGCAGCAATAGAGAAAGCTCATTTCCTATGGCAACAGCGATCAGCCTGAACGCGCACGACGCGACTTGGTTCAAGCGAGCATGGCGGATGCTGCTGACCGAGCACCCGGCCAGCGCGATTGACCCCGGCGCGTACAGCCTTGTTGAGCACAACCGGAATTGCAGGATTTGGGTCCAGGAGAACCCCGGCACTGCGGCGCATGGAAATGTGAAGACGGCGAGCGAGCTTCGCCGGTTCTTTCAGACGGTGTATGGAGAACTCTAATGCTACCTGAATGCTACGTGGATGTTACCTGCATGCTACCTCAATGTTACCCAGAGGAGGGCGGATCATGGCGATAGTTCAGAGAAACCTCAGTCCATTTCGGTCGCGGGGAAGAGCACCCCGGCGACCCCTGCCGAACCAGAACCTTCCCTCCGGCCCTGCCGTCACCATTCAGGGCGGCGGGGACCGGTGGAACACCTATCAGAGAATCTTCAACGAACTCAGGCAGGGCATGAAGGCCGACATCCTGGAGCAAGCGGGTGTCACCAGGGGCCGCGAGATGCAGCGGCTCATCAGTAGCGGTATGTCAGGCAGCACCGTGGCAGGGAACGTGATGAGCGGCATTGGACGTCAAGCAGGCCGGGACATCGCTTCCATGCGCGGACGCATTGCCGGCCAGGCCATGAGACTCACGCCGGGCATGATGCCTGAACCCGAGATGGACGTGGCCGGCGCAAGGAGCCTTGGCCGGACGATGGGCATGAGTCAGATGGGCGGCAATGTCCCGGAATGGTTCCAGCGGATGTTCGCCGAGATGAACAGGCCGCAGAGGCCGCGAAAGCAACGAGTCACACTGTCGTACCGGTAGGAGAGAACCGATGGGAAAATCAACAGTCATGCGAATAGGCCCGCCGGGCAAGGCCCGGAAGCGACCTCCACAGCGGCAGGGCGGCGGCGAGATGCCCGCCTGGATGAACAACCCGAAACTGCGGGCGGCGTTCCTGGGTGGCTTGCGGGAAGCGGCGACGTTCCAAATGCAGCGCGAAGGCCAGGAGCGGCGTGAGGCTGAGGGGCAGCGCCGTTACCAGACGAGCCTTGAACGCTACGAGCAGGGGCGGGCTGAGAATCTGCGGCGGTTCGGGATTCAGCAGGAAGGGCGCGCGGCTGACGTGTCGTGGCGGCAGACCTTGGAGAAGAAACGGCAGGAGCGGCAACAGGTTCTTGATCTGCGCTATGAAGGTGAACAGGAATGGCGGGCCGGCGCGGGCGAGCGCCGCCTTGAACAGTTGGAGTCCGAATTCAAGAAGAAGGTCGAACTCGAAGAGGCCCTTGAGGAAACCCAGCGGAAGCGTCTTATCAAGAAGCATGAAGAGTTGGTGGCCTTTGAGGATGCGATAGCCAAAGACCCGAAACTCTCCCCTGAGCAGCGCAAGCAAGCTGTCATGCAGAAACAGGTCGAGCTTGGGTTGCCAAAGAAGGCACAGCGGCTGGGATTCCAAGTTAAAGAAATGCTCTTCCCAGATGGCGAGACACACCAAGTTGTTTTCAACCCGCAGACGGGCCAGATCGTACAGGACCGTGGCATCGTGTCGGAGGAGGAGAAGCCGGAGAAGCCACCGTTGAGCACTTCTCAAAAGATCACGGCCGCGAATGCCATCGCAGAGAAGTTGCGGGAAGGCGAGTTTGGCGCAGAGTTTGCGAACATGCCTCGCAAGGCTGCTTTCAAGAAAGCCCTAGAGATCGTAGAGGAACAAGTCAGAATCACTCAGAAACAAGAAGCGATGGGGCAACTCAAAGAACGCGCCCGTGCTGGTGACGAAGAAGCACGGCAACTTCTTGAGGCAAACGGAATGTCATGGCAATAAGCACCACAGAACTTGCGCGACAGGCCGGGCTAAAGATGCCCGACGAATTGAGCACGGTTGAGTTGGCTCGGCGGGCCGGTCTACAGATCGATGTAGAGCAAGCGGCACCTGCCTTTGACATGGAGGCCATGCGCGGCGAGATGGAGGCGGACTTGGGGGCAGTGCCGGAGTTCACGTCGCGCCGCATTCCTCGTGAACCTTTACCTCCAGCGCGAGTTCCGACCGCAGAGACCATCCTTTCGGAAGAGCAGCCGCCGCCTGTTCACATCGACACGATACGGGAAGAGATGGAGGCCGAGTTGCGTGGGGTCCCGCCGCCCGGTACACCCGGAGAATTCATCGTCCAAGCGCCGGAGCCGACCTTTGGGGACAAACTGTTCAACCGGGACAAACGATTCGGAACGATTAGGGAGTCCTTCGCGCAAAAGGACATTGCGGCCGCAGTGCCGATAGCCGGTGGTTTCAAGGTGGCGCATGACATCTGGGAAGTCAAGAAGGCGGTGGACTATCTCAAGGACGTTCAGTCCGGCAAGGCCGAATTCAATGACCGCAAATTTGTTGAAGCCGAGGAGGTCTATTGGGGCTTCATCGAGGAAAACGAGCGATTGGCGAACCGTTCGATCCCGGCCAAAATCTCCGAGGGCATAGTAGACATGCTGCCGTACATGGCCGAGTTCATTTGGAGTGGCGGCGTTGCAAGTCTTGCTCGGATCGGTGCACGGAAACTTGGCCGTAAGGTGCTTGGGAAGTACGCTAGACGTGGCGTTGGACGGCTTGCGGTCAAAGGGGCTGGTTGGACTGCGGGCGGGTTGGCGAGGGCCACAACCACCATGAGCGGACGCGCCGCCAGGGCTTTTGCCGAAAAGCGACTTGGCGATGTCGCCTTGGGGCCAGAGGGGCAATACATTCAGAAGAACTCGAAGGGGCCGTTTGAGGCCGCATGGAAAGCTCTTGCCACAACGACCATCGAAGCCATGTCCGAGGTGGCTGGCCGGCATCTCACCAAGGGGGCTGGAAAGGTTATCTCCAAGACGCCGGGCGTGGGGAAACTTGCCAGTCGCCTGCAAGACCAACTGAGGCGCATCTGGAACAGCAGCGGGAAAGCTCTGCCATATGACAAGGCATTGCAGAAGTTGGGCTACCACGGCGTCATTGAAGAGATTGCCGAAGAGCGGTTAGCCGACGGGATGCGTGCCGTCCTGGGCGTTGAAGACTTTGGGCTTGACGCAGACAAGAGCACGATCTTCTCAAGGTTGGCCGCAGCAGTGCCCGACCTTGAGCAGTCCTTCGTTGAACTTGGGATATTTGTCGCGCCTGCCGCCGTGCGTGGCGGTCTTTCAATGGCCGCAAGAAGGGCCGGGCGTGCTGAGAAAGCCCCGCCAGTGACTCCCCGTCCGCCCCCGCGCGTCTGGACACCTGAGCAGATCAAGGGCATCGTCAGCAAACTCCCGCCGGAAGAGCGGGCCAAGATCGCCACGCTGGAACCCTCCAGGAAGAGTTTCCCGAATATACGGATGCAGCGCACCCGCCAGATGCTCGTTGCGGAGGCCCAGCGGCAGGTTGAGGCTGAGAAGGCCGAGGCAAAGAAGGTAGTAGAGCCACCCCCCGCTGCCGAAGCGCCTGAGAAGCCCGCAGCGCCGCCTGCGGAGGAACCAAAGGGTGCAATACCACCACGTCCATTAGTCAACCCCCATGCGTCGGCTCTCAAACAAGATACGCAACTGCGGGCACAGCAAGCATGGGATAAGCGTTACGGCGCGATCGTGAGAGCAAAGCAAGGCGTGGAATGGCGCAAGGCAGGACGCCGCAGAATTATCGAGGAAAAGTTGCGCCGTGGCGAAAGTGTCGGGAAGTTGATAGAAGAATTTCCCGATCTTGCCAAGAAATACGCCAAGCCCGCCGCGAAGCCGGAAGCGGCTGAGAAGGTGGGGCCGCCCAAGCCCGGCCTGGAGCGGGAGAAGAAGGAAGCCGTCGAGGCGAAGCCTACCGCCCCGCCTGAGATTACTGTGGACGTTGCGAAACTCAAGGAGATGCCTCCATTTGACGTGCCTGCTACACGTCTAGGGCGTGCCCGTACTATTCAAACATGGTTCAAGAAGTTCATACGCTTGATGCCGGAGTTTGAAGAGAACCCGGTATTCACTGTTGAGGTGCGGAAGTTCGGGCCGTTGACCATTAGGGCACAGGATGGAAAGGCGCTCGACACCAAGCCCGAAAAGACTGCCACGCCGAAACTCGTATTCCAAGCTAAGGGTAAACGTTATGTGCTCAAGCCGGAGTTTCTTGGCCTTGACCCTGAAAAACTAGTTGCTGGGCAGCAGGTGCGAGTGGTACTACATGAAGATATTCTAAAACCTGTCAAGCGCTATGTAGGCAAAGCTCCCACGCATTTAGACGCCAACATGGCATACCAACAGGGCGATTGGTGGAGCGAGGGCACGAACATCGTCAGGGGCGAAGCGAACCCATGGCCGCAATATCCAACAAGCACAACTGCCACGACCATGGAGTCCACCGTATCTACGGCGATGAAACACGCCCTGCCTGTAGTGCGCCCACGGGTTATTCAGGCATCGGAACCCGACACGACTGACTACTTTGTGATGATGGGGAATACGCCAGTAGACCCCAAACGGATTGTATGGGCCGAGCGCAACTTAGGTATCGACGAATGGCGTGTAGCTAAAATGCCGAAGGAACCTACAGTGGTTGTGGGCATGAGTAAAGGCAAGCCCGTCTATCTTACCGCCGCATTGGAGAAAGCTCCCGCCGACGTGAAGGATGCCGTCGCGGTTAGACCATTCCCAGAGCCTGCCGCTTTTCGTCGCCGCAAGATAAAGCCCAAGAAGCCGGGGATCGCGCGGGAGAAGGAAGCCCCTGCAATGGCAGGCCCAGCGCCCGAACTCGAACTGGCTGGCCTTGAGCGCGAACCGAAACTCGTGGGCCGCCGTGATATTCTCACGTTCCTGTCCGAGAAGCTCGGTCTCCCCATACGGCATCGGCGGTTCCGCGAACGGGCGCTTGGCATCTTCAAGGTTCGGCCAAAGGTGATTCGGCTGAAGGGGTCACACGATGTCGCGGTGGCCGCCCACGAGGTCGGCCATGCCCTCGACCAGCGTTTCAATCTCTCTTCCGGCTTCGAGGGCAGGAAGTACCGGAAGGGAAAGCAGCCGTTCGACAATGAATTGATCCCACTCGGCAAGCCCACATCGCTAGAGTCCTACCGCAAGTGGCAGATTCGGGATGAAGGGGTTGCTGAGTTCTTCAGGCTTTATCTGACGAACCCGGCCCAAGCGCAGAAGTTCGCCCCGAAGTTCAGTAAACGACTCGCCGAAGTCCTCAAAGAGAACCCCGACGTGGCGCAGATTCTCGATGAAGCGCAGCGCATGTACGCAACCTACCAGAATCTCACGCCGCTGCAACGGATGAACACACACATTATTCGTGAAGAGCCGAAGGCCAAGGAACCTGGCTTTGGCGCAATTCATCAGGCATACAGGAGCCTCGTAGACGACCTCCATCCCATTGCTCAGTTCGTGACCGAAGCGACGGGCGAGAAGTGGTGGAAGACTCGGCCAAGTCAGAACCCCTACGTCCTTGCCCGAATGATCCGGGGCATCTTCGGGAAGGTCATGCACTTTGTCAATCGGGGGACGATGGACTTCCATACCGGGAACGTCAACGGGCCGAGCCTGAAGGAGGCCCTGTCGGAGATCACCGGGGATCAGAAACAGCTTGAGGACTTCGACGCCTACATTGCCGCCAAACACGCGCTTGAGCTTGAGAAGGTCGGGAAGCAACACGGTTTTGAGCGTGCGGACATCCGAGCCGTCGTCGAGCAGTTTGACAAGCAGTATGCGCCAGTGCTCAAGCGACTCATGGCGTACCAGAACCGCATCCTCCAATATGCGATTGACGGCGGATATATCGCCGAGGACACGGCGAAGGTGTGGCGGAAACTCTACGAGAATTACGTGCCGTTCTATCGTGTCATGGAGGCCGGTTTCGGAGAACCCGCAGGAGCGAAGGGCCGGGGGATGAGACGCGGGCTTGTCCAGGGCGAAGTCGTCAAACGGCTCAAAGGCTCTCAGCGCCCGATCTACAGCCCGCTCCAGAACATCATTCAGAGCACATCTATGTTGATTCAAGCGACAGACAAAAACCGGGTAATGATGGCGATGGCTTCGTTGTCGAGAAAGAAGGGCGCTGGCTGGCTCATGGAGCGAGTCCCCGAAAAGATGTATCCGATCAAGGCTCAGGTCGGACAGATCATTGAACGGCTCCACAAGCTCCTCGCCGAAACGGGCGCGGAGATGCCGGAGATTGAAGGACTGGAAGCAGAGACATTGGCCCAACAACTCGTGCTCAGTTTCCAGCCGCTCCGACGCGGCTCCATGAAAGAGAACATTGTCCCGATCTTCGTCGGCGGCAAAATCCAGCTCTATCAACTTCATCCGCAAATCTTCAGAGCCGTCGAGGGGATGAATGAGGAAGTCGCGGGTGCGCTTGTTCGGATTCTCGCGCAGCCGGCGCACCTGCTCAGGGCGGGCGTGATCCTCGATCCGTCCTTTATGATTCGGAACATTCTGCGTGACCCGATGGCGGCAGCCGTAGTCACGAACTACGGCTTTCATCCGTTGCGAACCGTCATGGGCGTGATTCGGCTTGTCAAGGATGATGTGAAGACCGACGAGATTGTGCGAATCTTTGAGGGCGAAGGCGGGCCATACGCGGGGACAGCGCGGTACGATGTCGATAGCTTACAGAAGGAACTCAAGAAGGCGCTCGCAAAGCCGAACTTCCTCAAAACGGTCATCACCCATCCGTTCCGTCTTATGCGGCTGCTCATGGAGGCTGGTGAGAGCGCAACGCGGCTCGGCCAAGTCGCGCAGATCATCAAGGGCGAGAAAAAGCCAAAGGGCTGGACAGAACGCGACATGCGGACCTTGGCGGTCTTCGAGGCCCGCGATCTGATGGACTTCAGCCGGCAGGGATCGAACCTGAAAACTTGGTCAAGAATTACGCCGTTCTTCAATCCCTGGATTCAGGGGTGGGACAAGATGGCGCGTTCAATGCGCCGAGATCCGAAGAAGTTCTACTTGCGGACGGCGGCTGCAATCACCATTCCGAGCCTGCTCCTGCATCTCTACATGCGGGATGATGACGACTATGGAGAGGTCGCGGGCTGGGAAAAGATGTTTTTCTGGCACTTCAAGCTGCCGGGGCTGGATGGGAAGGCGAAGAAGGATGGGCTTCTGTTCCGAATCCCGAAACCGTTCGAGCTTGGGATTCTCTTCGGCTATCTGCCTGTTCTCGCTCTGGAGCGGTTTGCTTTCAAGCAAGGTCCGGCCGGCGAGAAAGCCATCAAGAATGTCGCTGACGGGCTGGGGCCGAGTAACCTTTTCCCGCAGGCAATGCGTATTCCTATGGAACTCATGTCGAATTACAACGCCTTCACCGGTAGACCTATCGAGTCGGAATGGATGAAACGGCTGCCACCGGAAGAGCGTTACCGTAAGACGACAAGCCTTGCGGCGAAGCATGTTGGAGAAATGACCGGCCTGTCACCGCTCATGGTGGAACACGCAGTTCGGGGCAGCACTGGCGGCATTGGAAGAATGGCTACTGCGGCACTGGACAAGATGATTGCGAAGGGGACAGGCGAAGAAGCGCCCGACACGAGCCTACTTCCATTCGGCACCTTGGTATCCAAGAGTTACAAGTACACCCCGGCAAGCCTCGACGCTTTCTATGACGAATTGGAAAAGCGTGAGCAGGCCCAGCAGAAAGCCAAACGGGCGCGGGAACGTGGCGACACAAAGGAATATCTGAAGGCAAGGGAGCGTTCCCACGGCGTCAAACAGATGCGACGTGATGCTGCCCGTCTCTCGAAGCAGCGTCGGCAACTTCAGAAAGCTCAAACCGACGACGAAAAGGCAAGGATCAGAAAGCAGATGATCGCCATTGCACGGAAGTACGTTACAGGCACAGCCTTTGTGAAGCCCAAGAAACCCGGCATCAGCCGAGGCACATGGTAGGAGATCAACATGAGTTCAACAGCCGACAAAATGACACGCATCCTCGGGATCGACAACGCCCAACATCTACTCAGGGCATTCGACGAGGAAGGGCCGACCGGCTCCGTGGCACGCAAGGCTGTGGCGGACTTCGATGGGGTTTCCCGAGACCGCCTCGCAATGATCGAGTTGGGCCATGCCATTGATCGGGTTGCCGACTTGCAGGCGAGCGCGAATGGGGCTTTTGTAGCGTTGAAGACCGAACACGATCTGGTGATGAAGGGCGAGACTACCGGCTGTCGGCATCTTGAGATCATGTCGAAGAAGTTCTGGAAGTTCATCGCCATAAGTTTTGCCGTTCCGATTATAGTCGCACTGGCGATTTTTGCACTGTCCAAGATGTAAGGAAAGGAGATCGTGATGGAGAAGTTGAAGAAGGCCATCGACCACAATCGCTATCTGGCGATTGCGCTGGTGATCGGGCTGGTTGTCTGTGTCGCATTCGTGGGCTGCCAGCCGAAGGTTCGGAGCCTCCTGGACCCACAGGCAACGGTGACGGCTGAGGAGCTTCAGCGTGAATGGGTGCAGATCGAGGCTGACTTTGAGGCGAAGGCCGAGGAGGTTGAGATTGCCCAGGCCGAGTTGCAACGGAAGGCTGAGTTGCGGGCGAAGATTGTGGAGATTGCTGGCGGGTTTGCGATGTCTGCGGCACGTGGAGACCCGATCAGTGCTGGTGCTGCTGTTGGCGGTATGATGCAAATTGCCGCGCTCGGCCTCGTGTGGGATAACCGGCGCAAGGACAAGGTAATCAAGAAGCGCAAGGCTTAGAGTTCCAGCGCCTTCCGCACATGCGCCGCCGCCGGCCAGGCGTAGCGATCGAGCACCATCGAGGGCGTGTTCCCCAGAATCGCGGCCACCGTCGCCGGGTCAACGCCGTTCTGAATCAGGTGCGTGGCTCGGCTGTGGCGGAACGTGTAGGGCGTCACATCGGCGTACTGTTCCTGCTTCGCGGGGGGCAGCGCAGCCTTGGCCCGGTTGAAGGCGTGGCGGATGGCGGAACTGTCGAGCACCTTCCCATTCCGGCCCGGAAAGACCAGCGGCGAGCTTGCCCGCTGGATTCCCTTCAGCAGTTCAACCGCACGCTTCGGCAAATGGATCACACGCGGCTTACCGTAGCGGGCCGTCTTGTGTTCCAGCCGGACAATCTGCCGTTGAACCAGATCGACCTCGCTCCATTTCGCGCGAACCAACTCAGACGGGCGGGCCGCGGTCAGGTACAGAAGCTCGAAGAGCAGCCTTGAGCGAGGGGATAGCCCCGCCTTGACCACCTCTTCGACTTCTGCCGGGGACAACACGCGGCGGGCTATGCGCGGCGGACGTTTCGCCTTGACAATGCGCCAGGGGTTCTTTGCGATGCGGTCGCGGTCTTCTGCCCACCTCATCACCGATTTTGCAGCGGTCGTCGCGTGTTGGACTGTCTTCAGGCTCCATCCCCGTACCCGTCGAGTTTCGAGAAATTCCTGAAGATGCTCTGCCTTCGCATCATCGACGGTCAAATCGCCTATCGGCCCCTCGGTTCCCTCGAAATCACACAGCGCGCGGATGAGCCACGTGAGGCTCGCGTGATACCCCGGCGTGAGTTCCGGCTTGCGCTCCGTCAGGTACGTGTCGCAGAGTTGACGAACCGTCTTGACCTTGCCGGCAGAGACTTGCGCGATGCGTGCGATGGCCCGTCCGTGGCGAATCAGAATCTCTTCGCCCTTGGCGGCCGCCGCGTCTTTGTCCGGGCCAAGATCAAAGTAGGTTCGTTTGCCCTTGACCTCGAAGCGTATGTAGTACGGTCGCCGGCCATGCTTGTCGGGGCGCCGACGCCTACGCATCCTCGGTTTTCGCATGCCTTAGAGCCACCAGAGCCACCAGCGATTGTCATAAAGCGTGTGGGCGATACAGGACTCGAACCTGTGACCTCATGGGTGTGATTCGCAAGTTTGTGGGGTCTAAGTGTGTAGCCCGTACAGGGTTGTGCCAGATTGCGCTAGTTCTTTCCGCACGGTCGTCAATGGACTTATACGAAGCGCACCTGTGTCTTTGAAGCCATGCCGCCACCGAGCGCCACCAGTTACCGCATCCGCTTCTTCTTCCCCCACCACTCGACGATGAAGGCGTAAGCGCCCGCGCCGAGCAGGGCGAACAAGGCCAAGGCACCAAGGAAACGGGCGATTTCTACCAACGACCCGGCTGCCGTCTGAACCATTCTAGTTGCTCTTCAAGAACCGCTTCCTCTAAAAAGTCGTGACGTATAGAGCGAGGATGAGGAGTAATAATCACCTGCCGGGGTTGCAAGGCGCGTGCATCAAGCTCCTGTTGGCGGTAGATCAGCCATAACTTGAATATCCTCTCATCGTTCTCAGCCTGGCGCTTCATCGCCGCCGCATGTGCGCGGCGCCGTGCGGCCTCCTCCCGGCGCGCCTTTGCGCGAGCGATCTTTTGCCTTTCACGAGCCTTTTTTTTCCTTTCAGCCCGCATAGCTGCCAACTGTCTGGCACGCTTCCGCGCCGCTTCAATACGTTTCTCTCGCGCTACCTCGATCTCTTTTTCTTGTTTCCTCCTGACTTGCTTTCGCCTCTTGAGTTCCTTCGCGCTTGGACGGCGCGATTCGAGCCACTTCCGAGCAGCCTCCAGCTTTTTCTCTTTTTCAAGTTGGGCCTCTCGGACCTTCTCCAGTTGTTCCTCGGTTTCCTTGCGCGTCTCAGAAAAGGCACTCACGGCAAGCAGGCCCACAAGGACAACAACGGCAATGCTAAAATCTTTTGCCTTCATCGCGTGCCCTCCTAAAATTTCACTCCCCAGACCTTCCTCATCCGGCGAACCTGTGACTTCTTGAGCAGGATCGGGCGGTAACGCGGGTCCACATTGACGCTGATACAGAGCACGTGGTCGTCGGTGAAATAGAGCCGCTTGAACATCAGCTCGTCGTCCACCGTCTCGATCACCGCCAGGTCTCCATTCTTCGGTTGCTCGTGCGTGCAGAAAACATGCTGCCCATCATGGGCGACATTGCTCATGGAATTACCATGAACGCGGACAAGATGCAAGTCTCCGGGCAGAGTTTCTGATTCATCGAACTGCTCGCTGTCGGTTGAAATGGAGCAGACGCCTGAGAAGTCGGCGCCGCTGGCGGTCGCCAAGACGGGGATGCTGTTGGGGGCAGATTCAGAGGCGAACATCTCGCCGGTGCCGTGGAGTAGCCAGTGAGCGGAGCAGCCACTGCCAAGGGCAACAAGTCGTAAAGACTCTGAGGAAATCGCACCGCCCTTCTTGATCGCATTTCGAATGGTCGCATCTTTGACGCCTGATCGGCGGGCAAGCTCCGCTACTGTGCCGATAAAATCGGCTAATTCCGAGAGCCTTCTTGAAATTTCTCCAGATTTTTTCTGCCCAGAAGCCTTTGCCATTGCCGGAGTTACGGCCCTCATCAAAAAATAATCCGATTTTTCCCTTGACAAGTCTGAGAATTACACTATACTTATCTTGTCAACCTGAAAGGCTGGACATGAACCAAGCCAGATCAAACCGAAAGCAACTTGGGCGCCGACGGGAGCCCCCCTCCAGGAAGCTCCGGCCTTCTGACAGGTTGACACTCCCGTCGCGCTCATTTTCTTTTCTCCCACCTTGGCTAAGGAAAACACAATGGAATCGCAGGAGCCGAGCGAATTCGTAGCCTCATTGCCGCATAACCGCCGTCGGGCTATCCCTGAAGCCGAGGCCGTCAGGAAGCCTACCCCACAAACGGAGTCCTGTCAAGTTCCATTGTGTCAACTGCTGACCATCCCCGCAGTCGCCAGGATGCTCAACGTCGGCGAGCGAACTGTCCGCCGGATGGAGAAGGCCCGCGTCCTGAAGGCCGTTCGGGTCTGCCGGCAGATCAGGTTCCACCCGGACGAGATCAGGCGATTCATCGGCAAGGGGGGCACAAAAAGATGAAACGAACGAGAGGTATCCACCGACGCCCACGAAGACCCGGCGAAATCCCCACACTGGCTCACGCAGTGCGCAATCACTGCCTCGAATGTATGGGCTATCAATCGGCGGAAGTCGCACTCTGTACCTCTCCGCAATGCTGGCATTACCCTTGGCGATTCGGGATGGGACCGGAAAGGGCCGCCCGGCAGGGCCAACAGGTCGATTTCTTGCCAGCAGAGCGCTCAGGAGCGGCGAAACGGTCACAGAATCGACGCGGAGCGGTCACCGAGGCACCGGCAAGGGAGGAAGCATGAAACCCCTGCTAACCGTCGCAGAAGTCGCCAAAATCCTGCATTACCACCCCAATCAGGTTCGTGAACTCATCCGAGACGGAATTCTCCCCGCCTGCAAGCTACGACCGCGGGGAACCTACCGAATTGACCCGGACGACCTCCGGGGCTGGCTCCAAATGAGAAAAGACGAGGCGACAGACCTCGCCGAGGAAGCGCAAGCCCCGGAGGCCGCGGTATGGGGTGGGCCGATTGAGTTGGCTCGGAGTGCGATGGAGGAGTGATTCGTGATTTCGCGGGCTACCAACGGCGTTACAACAATCAGGAACGGGCCGAAGCTCTGGATGAACCGTGGTAGCCCCCATTCAGCAGCTGAGGCCCGTTCCGCATTAAGGGAGACGCGATGAGCCACCCAATGGACGAGCACGACGGGAGCCTGCGGTTGGAGCCGCCAGACGACCTCGCGCGACCGCTCAACTACTACGCGACGTGCGAGTGCTGCGGGGAAGAACAAAACACGAACTGGATGTCTTGGGTCTACTTCAAGAGGCGCTCCATGAATGTCTGCTATCTCTGCTGGCCTGAAGTCCAGGCTGAGGCCGATGCGGAGTCGGCCGAGAACTCGCGGGCTGGGAACGTGGCGATGGTGTGCGCGTTCTGGGTGCTGTGGGTGTGGGAGCAGGTCAAGAGGGTTTTTCAGTGAAGGAGAGATGCAATGCCGATCTCAAATCAGGAGAAGTGGCAGAAGTACCAGGACAGCAACACCGATGACTATGGTGAAGCCTGTGTCAAAGTTGCTCGCCGTGTGATGGAAATACTCGACGAGGGCGATGCCTTTGATCCGCACGACATCATTTGTCGCGCAGACGAAGAGACTGGAGTGGGCGGCATTACGGGCTTCATGGCGGGGGCTATGGCAAGCATGGTTTCGCTGTGTCACTCGCGGGGCGACGAATTTCGCCGCAAGTGGAATCTCGACACGCAAATTCAGACGGAAGGCGAAAAAGCCAACGAGTCCGGCGGCGTGTTGAATCCTGCGTTGATGTCCATGAGGGAAAAGAAGTGATCGAGGAACTGAGCGCGGCTGCGGTTTGTGCTGGGGCGGGAACACGGCACCACAGTGGTGTCCGGCAAGCACACCCGGCACGGCCAGCCGCGCTCGGACTTACAAATGAACCACGCTCTTGAAAAAAGTCTTTGGGAACAGGAACTCCGCGAGAAGATGGAGGCGGTGTTGAAGACCCTGACCCACCGTGAACGCGAGATCCTCAAACTGCGCTACGGCATCGGCGACGGTTACATCTACACGCTCAAAGAGGTCGCACGCATCTTCAGTGTGACGCGAGAGCGGGTGCGGCAGATTGAAGCCAAGGCGAAACGCAAGCTCCAACATCCGGTACGAATGGCTCGCCTAGCACAACTTATGGTGGACACAGAAGAGATCGAAGCGGAACCGCGCAACCATTTTCCCGAACAGGAACGTCAAGCCGACCTCGATGCTGAAGCGGCGAAATGGCAATTATTCAGATCATTCGTGGTGGAGCAGATGAAATGAGCGAAGCCGAAGTGACTTACGAAACGACCCCGACGAGAACTACGGTCACGCATGAGACAATTCCCCAAGAGCGCCGGCCAACCCCCGCAGCCGAGGGCCACGAGACCCCGGTTCGGTCGGCGCTCCCCCCTATGTCCCGCGAGCGAATCAGAGAGCTTGTCGATCAGGCGTTCTGGATTGTGAGCCGCGAAAAGCGCTGGTTCGACGAAGCGGCGGGCATTCCATTAATCCCACGGCTACCGAGTCGCGATCACATCGTCGCGCTTTTGCACGTGCTGAGAATGGCGGTTGAAGGACAGTCAATTCTTGACGAAAGGAGTTTGTGATGGAACATGCCCCAGTAGCACAAGGCACAGACGCAAAGGAGTTGCATTTTGCCGCAATCGCCCAACACGCACAGACAGTCGCAAAGGTGGTATCCGAGTTCAGGACGCGAACGGGAAAACTGGCCGACCGGCTTTTCGGTGAGGAGCCGGCGTCGCCCATAGCGAAGGCCCCCGAACCAACCGAGATGACGCCTCCCGGAGTATGCGGGGACATCACAGTGGCATTGGGCAACATCGAGCGCTCCATACGAGCGTGTCACGCTGCCCTCGACCGTTTCTGAGGTTTTCACAAGCAAAGGAGGTCGTGATGTCGGAGAAAAAAGCTGACGCGAAAAAGGTGGACGCGCAGGAGAAGCGTAAGGCAATGGGCGATTACGACCGGAACCTCGAGGTCGTGCGGAAAGTCAAGGCCATGACCGACACGTCGGCGTGGCAGCTCTTCTACTCCGAGTTACAACGCCGCATTCGGAAGCACTCGGAATCCGTGCTCGATGCTGAGAAGCCCCGCGATGTGATTCACCATCAGGAGGGCGTGAAGGTCATCAGGTCGTTGATCGCGCAGATACGCAAGCCGATTGAAGAACTGAACACCTTCATCAGCGCTATGCCCCTGTTCGCGCAGGACATGGAAATTCGCGCGACCTGGAACGACGCGCTCGGGAAGATCGAGCTGCACTCGATCAAGTAGGAGGCCATGATGACAACCGCAACTCTCGCGCCGCCTGAAGCGGAGACCGCCCTGGGGCCGGGGAAATACCCCGACATCTCGTTTATCGAGTATCAGGCGATCAATGCTGTCAACAATAGCTTGCTCAAACAGTGGGCGCACACCCCGGCGGAGGCGCGAGAGGCGATGCTGCATCCGAAGGAGCCGACCGCCGCATTCCGAACGGGGGACGCCTGCCACACGGCGGTATTCGAGCCGAAGCGATTCAAACGCGAATACGCGCGCTGCCCGAAATGGGACTTGAGGACGAACAAGGGCAAGGCGGCAAAGGCTGAGTGGGAAACTCGATACCCGCATATCGTCTCGCTGTCACGTGACGAATATGACATGGCTTGCGGGATGCGCGATGCAGTCTGGGCGCACCCGCTCGCGGCTGACCTGCTCAAATCGGACGGCGAGAACGAAGTCACAATCCTCTGGAATGACGAGCAAACGGGGCTACTCTGCAAGGCGAGGCTGGACAGGATGACCTCTCAGGGCGGCTGGACATTCGTTGTCGATCTGAAGACGTGCAAGAAGGGCGAGGCGTCGGTTGAGGAATGGCCGAGGGTATGCGCGAAGTTCCATTACCACCAGCAGGCGGCTTGGTATTTGGACGGATTGAACACCCTTGCACCCCACGAGCGGCGGTTCGTGTTTCTCGCAGTCGAGAAGGAGCCACCGTATCTCGTCGCGCATCACGAAGCCGACGACCCGGTGATCGCCGAAGGCCGTGCGCGTTACCGAGCGGCATTTGAGAAGCTCGTGAAGGCCCGCGAGACGGGCGAGTACCCCGGATACCCAGTTGGCATAGAGGCTTTCGGCCTACCAGCGTGGGCCTACGAGTACACCAGTCCGCCAAGATAGGAAAGGAGACGCTATGACTGAACAGGAATCAACCAAGGCCATGACCGTTCACGAGGCCGAAGTGCTTGCGCCGCCGCAGATACTCGCGCTGGCGGTGGAGAAGGGGGCGGACCCTGGCGTGCTTGAGAAGCTGATGGACCTTCAGGAGCGGTGGGAGGCCAACAAGGCCAAGAAGGCGTATGTCCACGCCATGACGCTGTTCAAGCAGGCGGCACCCGCAGTCTTGGCAAAGGACGGGGTGGTGGACTTCACAAGCAGCAAGGGCCGCACACATTACACGCACGCCACGCTTGGCGGGGTCATTCAGCAGATCACCGCGCTGATGGGCCAGCACGGCCTGAGCGTCTCGTGGAGCACTGAGCAGGAGAACGGCAACGTCACCGTGAGTTGCCACATCACCCACGAGCAAGGCCACAGCGAGTCTGTCACGCTGTCCGGCCCCCCGGACAACACGGGCAACAAGAACGCGATACAGCAGGTGGGCAGCACCGTCACCTATTTGCAACGCTACACCTTGCTCGCGGCTCTCGGGCTGGCGACCGCTGACCAGGACGACGACGGCGCGGCAGCGGGCGGCCCGGCACCGATCACGACAGGGCAGGTGGACGAGATCACCGCGCACTGTAAGCGACTTGGCGTCACGAAGGCGGACTGGGCGCCCACTGGACTCAACCTCCTGCCGGCGGGGATCAAGCGGCTGCGCGACATGAGCGCGGAGCACGCGGCGACGTTGATCGACCGGCTCGCCCAGGCACAGACAAAGGCCGAACTGAAAACGGCCACGCCTGCCGCGCCGGCGGACCCGTTGATGTCAGGGAAGCCGCCGCAGAGCACGCAAAGCCCCGCAGAGGAACTTGGGCTGAATGATGAAGCTCCCGCAGAGACAGAGAAGCCGAAGGGCCTGCCGGATCACATCTGCCCCGATTGCGGCTGTGCCGAAGTCGGCATGGGCAAAAGCATGTTTAGTTACATTTGCAAGAAGTGCAAACGCGAGTTCAAGGACTGATTTTCAGGTGGGCCGGCCAGGGCGGGTTGTGAAGGGAGTGCTGGTACACATATAGGCCCCGCGACCTGGCCGGCCTGCCGGGAGGACTGAAATGAGCGGCTGCGGCGCTATGCGAGAGAATGGCAGCAAGGTTCTCTGCGTCAAATGCAATCAACACAAGAATGACACAGAGTTTTACAAACTCGCAACTGGATACCGTTTTCGGAAATGTAAGATATGTTCCCGTGCTGAAAAGGCACAATGGCGGGAAGCACACCTAGAGGCTTGCAAAGAATATGGGAAACGATATTACAGAAATCACCGCGAATCTATGCTCAAATACCAACGGCAACGCAAATCGACGTATCGCCCATCTCCAGAGGCAAGCCGTGAATATACACGACGATGGAGTGCGGCACATCCAGAGCAACTCCGGGAAAGATGGGCACGGCGAAGGGCGCGAAAACAAAATGCACCAGTTGTTGAGAAGATTGATAGAGACTATATATTTCGCAGAGATAAGGGCAAGTGTCATCTTTGCGGAAAGAAGGTTGATCCCAAAAACTGGCATCTCGACCATTTGCTGTCTTTGTCAATGGGCGGTGAGCATAGTTACAGGAACGTTGCCGTCACACATCCAAGGTGTAATCTGCGAAAAGGTACAGGCCGACTGCCAAGCCAGCTTAGATTATCTGGATAACTTTTAGGAGGTAGGTGATGCCATATCGAACGTGCAAAGCGCATTACATCGACGAGAATACCCCTTGCCCAACCTGCCGCATCCGCGAACTCGAAGCGCAACTCGCTAAGGCTCAGGCCGACTATGATGCCGAAGCTGTGCGGCTCTCGACCGCTGTCAACGCGGAGTTGGACCGAGCGCACAAAGAAGTTGCCAAAGCGAAGAGTGAGATCGAGTGTATGCGCGAATCATTCTGTGCTATGCGCGAGGCCCAGGCATCCGTGGTTCGAGACGCGCTGACCCCACGCAGCACCGCTGATCCCGCAGACGCAGAATTGAGACGAGCTATTGCTGAGGCTGAGGTGAAAAAGCTGAAGGCCGAGCGGGATGCGCTGAGGGCTACGCTTGCTAAGACTAAAGAAGTGTTGCAAGGCGCTGTTGTAAACACCGAAGCCCTAATAAAATGCTGCAACGAATGGTATATCGAGAATGGATATGCCGTCGAATACATTCAAGATGCTCTTACCGCGTTGAAGGAGAAAGCCGATGCCAAATGATCTACCAATTCAGCGGCATGTCAACTGCGAAGAGCCTGGCTGTTCTATATGCCTTCAAGACGCGGAAGCACTGGCTGCGTATCTGCACCGCGAAACAGGATCGTCACCACGCACGAGGGATATTTTACATCATTATCGAACTTGGCTCGACCGTAAAGGCATCTCTGCAGAAACAGAGCACGGTTGGCCGACAGCAAATGTATTCTTGCCAGCGACAATCAAAGCATATCTGGACTCGTGGAAGGACTGACAATGAGTGACCTACAGGCCGAACTCGCCGAGGTCGTCGAGAGGTGCGGGGGAAAATGTTGCCACGGACGATGGAATAACTATCTAAATTCTATCCCCGAAAACCTCGCCTGGCTTGAGGGATGGCTGCACGATAAGGGACTTATTCTTCGAGCGTCCAAGTATGATAACAGAACCGCACAGGCAGAATGGCTCCGGCTCGGACTCACATCGGACGAATCATTCGGAATTGGTAGCGCAGAAGAAGTTGACAATCCGTTAGAAACCGCCCGCGTCCAGTGCGCAATTCAAGCGGCGAGGAGATGTTTGGCTGAAATGGAGAAGCGATGAAAAAGCTGCCCCCGTATGATCCAAACGCAAAGTGCCCGAAGTGCGGGCATGATGAAGTCAGGACTTACTATTGCAAGACAGGGCAACCGCTGGATAGCTGCTGGCTAAAAATTGAGCATGAACATTTGCACCGTGCCTGCCAACGTTGTCATTACAAATGGCTTGAGGCTTGCTTGGAGGAGAGCGATGGCGAGTAAGATCGAATCCCCACGCATGATCTACTGGGGAACCGCGCTCGCGCAGACGGACATCGGCGGCCTGTGGGTCTGGGCAAAAGTGCGGCCCTGGTGGTACTGGCGCATCCGGCGCGTCAGGTTGTTCCTGTACCTCGTATGGCGGCGGTACGAAACAACACGGCTGACTGTGGAGGTCGCATGGGCCGTGTCAAAGGTGGCCGAGACCCGATATGGCCCATGGCCGGTGCATAAATTTCCCGTGCGGGAGAACTGGGATGCCACCGAGTAGATGTTGGGCTGATTACCATGAGCAGTTTGAGTTCGGCACCGCTGAATGGGCTAGGCATTATCTCGCCCCAAGCGCAACCTGCATGTTGCCCGCGAGCCATGCGGGGCGGCACGAATGGACACATGACGACAAGGTTATTGTGAGATTTCCTGTACGGGAGAAGCCATGACGCCCGACGAAATTGAACTCCTCGACGCGCTAGAAGATGTAGTCAATCAAAGGCGAAGCATTACTGGAAAATGGAAAGCGAGGGCATGATGTCTGAATCAATCTACCGCGTTAAATATGTGAATAAGGATGGTAGTGCGGCCTTCTCATTGCCATTCTATTATGACCGAAAGAAGGCGCAAGCTGAAGTAGATAGCATGGACTTCGAGGAAAAAGGTGCATACTGTCACGTCGTCGAGTTCAGGGAGGTCGTGGAATGACCCCGACACGAATCCAGCGCAAGTGGCATCCGATTCTGTTCAAGGGCGATATGGTGCGGGCGATTCAGGGCGGGAGAAAAACCCAGACGCGGCGTGTGATTCGCAACCTTCCGTCATCCTGGGTTCAGGGCAAACGTCCGAGCCATCCCTCGTGGACAGATCGAGACTTTGCGTTTTTCGACCCCGCGCATCCGACTGATACATACCCGACATGCTTCACCTGCCCCTACGGAGTCCCCGGAGATTTTCTCTGGGTGCGGGAAACTTGGGCTACATACAAATGCCTAGATAAAGACCCTCCTCGCCTGACTGGGAAAAATTCAGCATTCTGGTATCGGGCGGATTCATCTGTGCGTAATCTGGAAGGATTACGCAGCGAGACACGTGGCAAATGGCGGCCCTCAATCCACATGCCCCGTTGGGCCTCTCGCATTTCCCTGGAAGTCACTGGTGTCCGCGTCGAGCGCGTGCAGGAGATTGCTACGCTTCGAGACATTCCAGCCGAAGGTGTGGACTGTCGAGGATATGAAGGCCACGCGCTAAGTGTTCACCAAATGAGGGGGAAGTTCTGGGGACTCTGGGATTCCATCAACGCCAAACGAGGCTATGGCTGGGAATTAAATCCCTGGGTATTTGTCATCGAATTTCTCAAGAGGACGGAGGGAAAAGAATGAGTGGGTTTATCTACACGCATCTTACCGTTGAAGAGCAGCCCGTGGAGGGCAAGCGCAAAACCCCAGACTATCACGTGATGAATTGTCACTCAGGGAACTGTATCGGCGTGCTGAAATGGTACGGCCCCTGGAGGCAATTCTGCTTTTATCCGGGCGACGATACGGTCTGGTCAGCGGATTGCCTTGAGGATATCCAGGACGCGCTACGTCGAATCAAAAGCGGAGGGAAATTGACATGAAAACAGTCGAGGACATCGTGGCGGAATGGCTGACAGAACATGGATATGATGGGCTGTACGATGGAGACGCCGACTGCGCTTGTCTACTTGGCGACGTAGCACCTTGCGGCGGCCCTTTTGGCGATTGTAAGGCCGGTTACAAGGTTCCCTGTGATTGCGGGGAACACAATTATCATGTGCAAGAAGAGAAACCGGGAGAGTGTCATGGCGAAACCTGAGCCGAAGCAGTGCCGGTGTGGAAGTGAAGCAAAAATATTTCCCTGGGACATATCGACCGTTTATGTGGCGTGTTGTAAAGTTGGATGTTGGACTGGCCCAATCCGCAAAACCAAACGCGGCGCAATCATGGCCTGGAACAAGGGCAATCTGAGAACTGGAAAATGAATACCGTTATCAGTTTGTGTGACAAAACAGGTGTAATGGTACAGCCGTGGGCAATGGCGGGGTATCCGTGCATGTGTCTGGATTTGCAGCATAGTATTCGCCAGAACAAAAGGGAGGGGAATATTATATACCGATGGGCCGATGTGCGCTCGCTTACACCATATGACTTGCCCGACCCGCTGATTATATTCGCGGCTCCGCCGTGTACTCATCTGGCTGGTAGCGGGGCAAGGGACTGGCAAGCCAAGCGGGTGCGTCTATGGATTGACGCACTCAAACTCGTTGATGCGTGCTGGCAGCTGTGTCATTGGTATAGCGTCCCTTGGATGCTAGAAAACCCTGTGGGTAGACTAAGCCAAGTTCTTGGAAAGGCGTCAGCAACATTTCAGCCGTGGCAATACGGCGAATTGTATCAGAAGCGGACTTGTATCTGGAGCGGCAATGGCTTTGTAATGCCACCCCCTACAGTCACTACTAAGCCCACTACGTGTAAGCAAGCTATCTGGGCTATGCCCCCATCACCAGAGCGGGCTGACCGTCGGTCGATAACACCTAGAGGATTCGCAAGGGCTGTTTTTGAGGCAAATTGGAACGGTGTCAATCTGAGAACTGGAAAATGACAGGAGGTAGAGGCCCAGAGGCTGGCGACCTAAGCGCGACCGGTTCGATTCCGGTGGGCGTCTCGCCTCCTGTCGAATTGCGAGAAAGGGGAAGTGATGCACGAGCATGATATTGAAGCGGCGTTGAAGGCAATGTCGGGCCTGATTCCGTGTGAAGAGTGGGAAAACAAACACGAGATGGTTTACAGAATGTTCGAGGCTGCCTTCCGCGCATACCACAAGGAGCAAGAGCGGCGCGTCTACGTGGACTATGGCAAGCCAGGTGATGACAAGACATGCAAGGTGACAATCGACCGTCTGCCTAATGGGACTCTCAAGGTCGTTGATATCGAGGAAATCGAGCCGGAGGCCGAACTACGACACACTTGCCAGGGCTGCCAGTATGAGACCGTACCTTTTGAGCAAGGGCCATGTGTCGGTTGTCAGGTGCGGCTCCACTGGCAACCATGCGAGCCGGAGAAGAAGCCCAAACCCGCGCACGACTGGAAGGTCGAGGCGGGCTGTGAGATTGACGAAGGCGGTCACGTGCTATTTGTTCTTGACGATGAAGCACTTGTCGTCTGGCCAGACTCAATATATCACAGTCTGCGAAAACCCATAATGCGCGAGACAAAATTGCTCACCGTCACCAAGCCCGCGATCCCGGGGGTAGGGGACTGCATCAAAACGCCGGAGGGGTTGGAAATCATCTCAGCCATTTCCCCGGCACACAATTTCTATCATACGGTAAGTCGTAACGCTGTTAGGTGTCGAACATGGCAACGCGAACAGTTCACAATCATTTGCAAGGAGGCCAAGCCATGACCGGCCCTGACCCCGGCATCCCGCTGTGCTGCGGAACGTGCGCCTATCTGCGGTTGATTCTCCCCATGAAAGTGCTCGTATGTATGAAGTACGACAAAGACTGGGCGCACGAATTCGGCTATCCGCATCGGTCACAGCGAAGCCCGCACGATTGGTGCGTCCTCTACGACGTGAACCCGAACGCGAGGAAGGAGAGCGCGGCTTGAGGCTGGATACAACAATCTGGCATGGCTGCTATGAGGGGTCCTGGAAAGGGCAGATCGTAGACGCTGCATTTCGGCATCCTGCGAAGTTTGCGCCTAGTCTGATTCGCCGCATTATCAAGCACGGGTTGGCTCAAGGCTGGTGGAAACAGGGGGACCTCCTGGGCGACCCGTTCGGGGGTGTCGCTTGCGGTGGGATTGTCGCGGCGAGTTACGGCTTACGCTGGATTGGTGTTGAGTTGGAAGCTGAGTTTGTGGAACTCGGCAAACAGAATATAAACCTTCACCGCCGCGCCTGGGAGCACATGGGGGACCCGTTTCCAGTTCTGGTACAAGGTGATTCGAGACAATTCGCGACGGTTGTCAAAGGTGCTGGCGCCATCGTGACAAGCCCCCCATTCACGCAAGGTTATTCATCCGGCGGAGGCATCAACAAAAAAGGCTATGGCGCCGACGGCGCGGATAAAGTCGGACAACGGACATACCAAGGCACCGGGGCAGAACGAATGGATGGGAACATTGAGACATTGCCTGTTGGCGACCTTGCGGCTGTCTTGACCTCTCCGCCATACGCCGATTCCGTGAATTCCGGCGAGTCGGGGATTGACTGGAAGAAGGCGGGCCGGCCTGAACGTGATGCGCCGGCGGGAAGTCGGCATGGCGTCCAAGGCGCCTCGATGCACGAGATGCGATACGGCGCGACGGCAGGGCAGATTGGCGCGCTCAAAGACAAGGGCGATTCCTACTGGGAGGCAACGTCCCAGGTCTACCGGCAATGCCTACTCGCGCTGAAGCCTGGCGGCGTCATGGCCGTGGTCGTCAAGTCATACATCAAGGGGGGCAAGATCGTAGACCTGCCAGGGCAGACCTGGACGCTTCTACAACACTTGGGCTTCGAGCCGAGCGAACGCATCCGGGCAATGCTGGTGAAAGAAAAGCGCCACAAGACATTATTCGGCGACGAGCATGTTGAGAGAACTGAACGTAAGAGTTTCTTCCGTAGATTGGCAGAAAAACGCGGCAGTCCACCCATTGATTTTGAGGAAGTGCTGGTCGTTGCAAAGAGTGAGAAATACTGACCCGCACACGAGCCACCTGGCCGCGCGCCAGATCGAGCGCACGGGTGTCGCACGGACTCAGCAAGCGCTTGTGCTCGCCGCGCTGAGGCGCTTCGGCAGGCGCACCTCGATGGAGTTGGCCGCGTGCGCGCATCTCGACAGGTACGTCGTCGCTCGCCGGCTGCCTGAGCTCGAGGCTGCCGGGCGGGTTCGGCGTGGCTCTGCGGTGCAGTGCCCTGTCTCTGGCCGGCGCGCGTTGACGTGGGATGTTCCGGTTCCTTGCGGCGTGCAAGGGTCTTTGTTTTGAGGAAAGGAGTCTGGCATGAGTTTGTCTATCCGTGTCGAGGTGGTCGCAAATGTGATGTGTGATGAGTGCCCGAAGACGTTTGAGTCCCGCGCGCCGAGTCGCAAAGCCGCGGTCGCGGGTATCGTTAGTGAAGGCTGGCATATCCAGCGCCACCGCTTCAACCCGAAAAAGCACGAGCGCCCGCCGGTGACGGAGACGATCTGCCCTAACTGCCTACAGCAAGCGCATGACGCCAAGCTCGAACGCAAGGCCGAGCTTCGCAAGCTGGCCGAGGAGCGCAAGAAGGCGAATGACGATTTCCGGCAGCGCAGGCGCGAACTGATCGCCCGGCAGAAGGGCGACGGCGGCGAGCAGAAACCTGATACCGAAACGTCCTGAAAGGAAGCCTATGACATGAAACAGCGGATGGCCGGCATCTACAAAGGCGTGAGCGAGGCAGTCTATCCGAACGAGATTCTTGGCGACCAGGAACTTCAGGGGGCCGACCTCGCAACTCGCGGCGCATGGTGTGCAAAGATTCTCCCCATCATGTGGCGCGACAAGGCAAACGGCGGTAATGTCACAGACACGCTAAAAGGCTTCGCTCAGTTTTGGGGGTGCTCTGTCCGCGAAGTGTCACGCATTATCGGGGTTATAGAGGCGCGAAAAATCGGGATAGTGTCACGCGACTGTCACAATAATGTCACAATCACATGCCGCCGCTTGTCACGCAGATATAAAGCCCGTGAGGAAGCAAGGTTGCGGAAACAGAGGGAGCGAGAACGTAGAACTGGTCACGCCTCTGTCACAGGCCAAAAACCGCCCCCTTCTTCTTCTTCTTCTTTTTCCTCTTCCGTTCCTGTTGATGTTAATCCCCCCCTTACCCCCCCAGGGGGGAATTCGGAGCCGGAAAAATCCGTCCCCGAACCACTGCCTATCCCCAAGGAATTGAAAGGGCTCTTTCTTTATGAGATAGACAAAAAGCTCATCAAGGCATGGCCTGAACTATTCCCCGCTCTGAAAATGGCGAATCCAGGTATTGACGTAGTACAGCAAACGGCAAACGCCCATACGTGGGAAGTTGCCAATCCTTCTCGTCGAAAGCGGGACAGACCAAAATTCTTAGCAAACTGGATGGCACGATCACAGGATGAAGGTAAAGGAATGCGCGATGGAAGGTCTCGGAAAGGCTCTCGCAGATACGCAGCAGCAGACGAGCAGAAAGGCAAATTCGACGGGATCGGAACGACCTTCGAGGTTTGAGGTTGAGCCGTCAGTGCTGACCAGGGTGGGCGTGCCTCTTCGCTTCTCGAATGCTCGATTGCAGGACTTCGCGGAAGGCATTCAAGGTAGTCTGGGGCAATGCAACGCGCAGGACGGATACTTACTGCTCGGACCGGCCGGCACAGGCAAGACACACCTTGCGGTGGCAATCCTGCGGTGCTGGGTCGAACACGGATGGGCCAGCCCTGAAATCACGCAGGGCCTATATCCAGGATATGAGGAGATGAGGGCGGCGTTTCTCACTGTGCCCGAGTACCTGGCGCGGATCAAGGAGACCTTTTCGGATACTCGGGCTTCAACAGAGGAATGGATCGTCAAATCGTATCAGCATGCGGAACGGCTTGTCTTGGACGACCTCGGCGCCGAGAAGCAAAGCGACTGGTCATTCTCTGCGCTGTACCGGGTTCTGGACTACCGACTGGGCGCGATGCTGCCGACGGTCGTAACGACGAACCTCACGCTTGAAGAGATTGACGCCTGGGAGCCGAGAATAGCGTCGAGGCTGTCAAGTCTGGTTGTAGTTACGTTGAAGGGGAAGGACAGGAGGGGCCAGCGATGATGAATAACAAGCCAGTCGCGCAATACACCTTCACTGTGCTCGGCGAACCACACGGAAAGGCAAGGCACCGCAGTTTTCGGGACAAGGCCGGGAACATTCGGCAATTCAAGGCGAAGGAAAACGAACCGCGCGAAGCGTTGATCCGCCTTGCGTTCTCAGAAGAAGCGGACGGAAACCGCGAGCATATCCCGTATGGGGGGCCGGTGCTGGTCGCTATTCAAGCGTTTTTCTCAGTGCCGAAGTCAAAGCCCGCGTGGTGGCGCGAGAGGGCGCTAGCCGAACAAATGCGAGTCACGAAACGGCCCGATCTGGACAATATCGTGAAGCTCGTTCTGGATGCTCTCAGCACTGTGGCCTTTGGTGATGATCGGCAAGTCGTCAACCTCTCTATCGAAAAGTGGTATTCAAGGCGGCCCCGCTTGGTGGTGGGGGTCGAACTGTTGCCAATTCCAAGAAAGGAGTGACTGATGCCACGGTTCAAAACCACGCTCAAAGTATCGAACAAAAAGCCGAAGCCGCTGAGAAAACATGAGAGCCGGCGTAAACGCTTCGGGCAACTGAAGGCTGGCGACCTGTTCAAGTTCGACAACGAATTCTACCTCGCCATGCCGACACGACTCAAGGGGGCCAACGGCCTGCCGAGCGTCTATAAGCTCGACAACGAGAGTCTCGCATGGTTCGAGACTCAGGACCTCGTGACCCCGGTTGATGCGCGTGAGATCGTCAAGGCACGCGAGCGGGATGACCGGTCCGCAATGCGGGCGATGGGGGCGAAACGGATGCTGGCTGACATCAAGGACGCCGAGCCGAAAACCCGCGCCGAGTGCCGTGAGGCGATGGAGATGGGTGAGTGTGCCACATAGGCAGGCGAGAGCTTGCGCGTGTGCGATGTTGCGAGGGGGTGCCTGTAATACGGCACCCTCTTTTTTCTTGACTTGACAAACGCATTTTCATGTGATATTAGTCTATCATCAGGACAGGGCTACCGGTCAACCTCCACCTCTGGTTCAGGGGGGTGGGGGTTTTTTTGGTTAAGGGCGTTTGCGGTGGCAAAGAACTGCGCAAAGTGGACGCCGAATGACCATCAACAGCAAGCGGTAGCCTATTTCCATGAGCACGGTTATGGGGAGACCGTGACGGCCATGTGCGAAGCTATCGGGATTGCACGCCGGACCTACTACCTGTGGTTCGACAATCCTGAGTTTACACGCTGGTTTGACGCCCAGGTGGATCGGTACTTTGCACGTCAACGACCTCGCGTACTCGCTGCCGCTATGCGAGCTGCGTCCAGTGACAAACCCTCATCCAAGACCGGGGGCAGCCCTCAAGACCGCAAGTTGCTCTTGGAGCGCTACGACGAGAAGTACGCCCCCAAGAGCCGTACCGCGGTCGATGTCCAGGGCGGCCTTGGCCTCGACTGGGAGAACATGACCGACCAGCAACGGAGAGCACTTGCCCATGCCGCACGCATTGATCCAACAGTTGACGGTGACGGAGCAGGACCGGGTGAACCAGAGATGGGAAATAGCTCGGACTGACCCGCTTGATTTTTTGAGGTATTTCGTAACGACATGCGACCAGCACGACCAAGAGCATCCGATCAAGCCGTTTCCCTGGGAGCGCCGACACGTGCAGTTCATCGTGCGTCTGTGGGAGCACAACCCGAAGCTCGTCATTGCCAAGTCACGCCAAATGCTGATGACCTGGTTGTTCACGGCCTTGGCGCTGTGGGATGCGATGTTTCATTCCGGCCGGCTTATCATGCTGCAATCGAAGCGGGAAGAGGATGCAATCGGCGACCCGGTGACGGGCGATGGCCTCCTGGGCCGTGCGAAGTTCATCCTCGAACACCTGCCCGCACCGCGGCTGATGGGGCGGGTGAAGATGATCTACAACCGGATCGAGTTCCTGGACAACAATTCAACCCTGTGGGCGATCCCGCAGGGCGCTGCGATCATCAGGCAGCGGACGGCTTCCGGCGTGTTGAGCGACGAGTGCGGCTTTCAAGACGAGTTCTCAGACGCCTATGTCGCCGCGCAGCCGTGCATCCGTGGCGGCGGCTGGTTCGTGGCGTTATCGACCGCGAATCCAGGCTTTTTCCAGCACCTGTTTCTTGACGACATTGGGGAGTATGCGTGATGCCTCCAGACCAGATTCTCGGCTTCATCGTTGGCCTGCTACTTTGCATGCTGTTCCTGTGCATGCTCAAGTACCTGTTGACTTCGCCCAAGATGCGGATTCATTGGTATCGTGAAGCAGGGCCGGGCAAGCCGGACAAGGAGCGGAACCCGCCGGAGCCGTACTGCGAACCGATGAACTGCATCACTTGTGGCGTTCCAATCGGAACCTCTGGCCGATGGACACCCGAAGGCGTAGGCCCGCTATGTGCCGACGCAGCGTGCGGCCGTTACCCCGAGAAGGAGAAGCAGAGCGCATGATCGGGAACATACTTACAGTGTGCATTGGCATTTTGCTGGGCATGGTTGTCATCTTCATCTTTGAGTACCTTTGCACCGTGCATCGTTGCCGTTCCTACCCGCCCAAGCCGAAGGATCACGAACCATGCTGATCGAAGCCCCGACAGTCCTGATGCCTGGCCTGAGTGCGCGGCCTACCTCGACGGGGTTCGTCGCGGTGGACCTCGGCTATGAGGCTGATCCGGTAGCCTTCACGCCGGATGTCATTGCCGCCGAGAAGAAGGCGCTCCCTGGCTGGCGGTGGCGCAAGGAGTACGAACGGGACTTTGGAGCACAGGCGGGGATGCCGGTCTTTAATCCTGAGTGGACTGACCGACAACGCAAGCGGGCGATCAACCCGGCCTATTGTATGGCGTGGGAGCCGGACAGCGACAAGGGGCCGCTGGTTCGCAAGGATGACGGGCCGATTCGCGTGTACCTGGCACCGGACACCCAGCCGACGGGGCTGCCCGAAGATACCAAGCACGTCCTGCGCTCCTGCGGGCTGGGTATCGACGTAGGCGAGGGCGTGGGGCAGTCGGACTCGACCATTCAGGTCTTCTTCGTGGACAACCGGGAGCAGTGCGCCGAGTTCGCGTCGAACCGCATCAGGCCTACCGACCTGGGCCGGCTGGCCGTGGCGATGGCGACGTACTTCAACAAGGGTCTCATCTGCTGCGTGCGCAAGATGCACGGGATCACCGTCCTGCGGTCGATCATGGACGACTGCGGGTACATGCGGGTGTGGCGCTCCAAGGTCGTCGATCAGACCACGGAGTACGAGGCGAAGAACTACGGCTGGCCGGGCGGGGAGTCCACGTCGCCCTACCTGTTTGGGAAGTGGATGGACGCCATCCAGCACGACCGGACCATCCTCCACAGCATGACGACCATCCAGCAGCATCAGCAGTACATCTACGACGAGAGCGGGCGAATCACGCACCAGCAACGGGCCAATCTGCCGGTCGAGGTGCGGGAGCGGCATGGTGACTTGGTTGTGGCTTGTGCATTGGCGTATCGTGCATGTCTGGACATGCCGAAGTACGAGGCTGAGACGCGGCGGAAGATACCGGTCAAGTCAATGGCCTGGCGTGCGCAGCAGGCGAAGATTCAGCGGCGGAGTAGAGACAGATGGGGAGATTGAGATGAGAGTAATAACTGCACCAGACGCGCCTGAGCGGCTATGTGTCTCAGACCGAGAGCGCTGGCGCAAGGAACGCCAGCTTATAGAGGCCATAGAGGCCGAGGCGGCTGTTAGGGCTGTGGGATACCCTACCGTTCGGCAGAGAGTCATCGCTACTAATTCCTTCGGCGCTGCGGGGGGGGGGCCGAGAGTTATCGATACTAATTCCTTCGGCGCTGCGGGGGGGGATTGACATGGCGTGGAACAGCGTCAAGGAAGGGATGCCGACCCCGGGCGAGCCGGTTTTGGTTCTGGGCCTTATGACAGATGTGTACGTTTACGGTTATGACGGGCATAATCTCTGGCGACCCGCTGACAAGAACCAGCTCAATCGACTTACTGTCACCCACTGGATGCCGCTACCCAGGCCACCGGAGGAATAAGAAGTGGTAGCCCAAACAAACAGAGTCGTCGAGGGCCTTCTTGATCCGCGCAGGGCGTCCGCTGTCGGTGCCGAGCTTCAGTTCGTCGAGCGGCTGCGCCAGAGCATCATCCGCGCGGACTCCAAGATGGACAAATTCCGCCGGCAGCAGAAGGCAGGCGTGCAGCGGTACGTGGGCGCGCTCTACGGGGACTCGCCCATGAAGGCGCGGCCCATGAACCAGATGTACCTCGCCGTCGCAACGCTGGTGCCGTTGCTCGTGAACCAGAACCCCAAGAACTGGGTGCGGACCCGGAGCGGGGAACTGCGGCCATTCTGCACCGACTTTGAATTAGCCCTGAACCATCTCGATAAGGAGATCGACTTCGCGGCCACGCTGCTTGAAGGCGTGGTAGCGAGCATGTTCGGGCCGGCGATCTTCAGAACCGGGCTTTGTCCGACCGGCAACGAGTACCCCGTGGGCGGCTACATGCACGATCCGGGGCAAGTGTTTTGCGACTACATTTCGCTCGCGGACTATGTTGTTGATCCGGACGCCAAGAAGCGCGAGCAGGCCATGTTCGAGGGGCACTACTACGAGTTGCCGACCGACTTTGTTCGTCGCTCAGGCATGTTCGAGAACGTCGGCAGCCTGGACATGGGCGGGACACCGAAGCAGATGGGGACACAGGACACGCGAGAGCTTTCCGGCAAGGTCAGTCAGGAGCGCGTGGTGGACATGACCACGCTGATCGACCTGTGGATACCGCCGAGTAACCCCTGGGGCGGGCAAGTGGGTGTCATCATCACGCTGGAGGGATCGAGCTACAACAACACGCCGGTGCGGGTCGTCGAATGGGATGGACCGGAAGAGGGGCCTTTCGACATCCTCGGTTATCATCCGGTGCCCGACAACATCATCGACCTACCGCCTTCCTACGTATGGCAGGCGCTTGACGACCTGCTCAACGCGATGGCGCGCAAGACCAAGCGGCAAGCCGACCGGCAGAAGACCGTGGTGACTTACGACGGGGCTGCCGAAGAGGACGCGAAGTCGGTGCAGAACGCTTTTGACGGCGAGATGGTGAAGGTTCACAACGTGGATCGGCTCAGGGAGATCAACCTGGGCGGGGTCAACGAGAACTCCTACGCCTACCAGCAGGGATTGCGGCAGGACTTCTCGCGGCTCGCCGGCAACCTCGATCAGCTTGGGGGCATCGGGAGTGACGCCGCCACCGCAACCGAGTTCGCGGGTATCCAGGCCAATGCCGACGTGCGAATCAACTACATGGCGGGCCGGGTCGAGAACCTTGTGCGGTCGATCCAGCGGAAAAAGGCGTGGTTCTTGTGGAACGACCCCATGATGGATCAGGAGCTTGCCAAGGCGACCTCTGACCCGAACATTGTGGTAATGACGCGCTTCAGCGCCGACCGGGACGAGGGGGACTTCCTGGACTACAACATTGACATTCAACCGTACTCGCTTCGGGCGGATACGCCAGATACTTACGTCAGAAAGTTACTCGGTTGGCTCAACGGTGTGGTGTTGCCGACCATGCAGATCGGCGCCATGCAAGGCGCGATGCTCAACGTGCCCGTCTTGGCGAAGTTGACCGGGAAGGCAATGCAGATCATGGAGATCGACGATCTGTATATCACGATGGAGCCGAGCGGGCTTGAGCAGCAGGGCGCGGCGACTCCTCGGCAGACCAGCGCACAGACGCCGGGCAGGCAGGCACCGCGATTGACTGCGGGCGGTGGAGGCCGCACAAAGACGCAGCCGCAAGTACGTCAGAATCCCACCGGAGTGACGGGTAATGCCAAAGCCAAACCAGGGTGAGAGTCGCCGGGTGTACATCAGGCGGTTTATGAGTGACCCGGCGATGCAGAAGCGGTATCCGACCCAGGATCAGCGCTTGGCGGTGGCTTTCAGTTACTGGCGGAAGCACATCGGAAGGAAGGGATGATATGACTGACAGGCGGCATGTCCATACCGGAGTTGCACAGTTGCAGAGGGTCTACTGTCGGGACTGTTTCTTTTACGGTGGATCGGAAGAGTCCGGGTTGGGGTGCTGCCACGTGAACCCGGACGGGAAATTCCACAGGCCGAGTTACTGGTGCGGGATGGGGGTACTGGACCATACGAAGGAGAGCCAAGCGGAAAAGGATGCGGATGCTGTTGAAGCCGCGCCGGATGGGGCTATTGTTCCAGTGAAGAACATGCGGAAGACGCAGAAGGTTCTCGACGCAAGGAAGGCCAAGCGCAAGGGGAAGAAGTGATGCCATTATACGACTTCGAGCGAGAGGACGGGCGGATCGTCGAGCGGGTCTTCCCGATGGCAAAATGCCCCAGGACGATCAAGTGCAGTGACGGCGTGCTCGCGCGTAAGATTATCTCAGGCTCAAACGTGCTCGCGCGAGGATGGGCCACAGGGGTTGAGTCGAGTGCGTTGGGCGTCCATCCGAATCAAGTGAGACGTGAACGTGCCTTTGACCAGAAGCATGGCCTTGGGGATGTCGAATACTCGAAACGCGGCAATCCGACGTTCAGAAGTCGAGGGCAGCGGCGAAATTATTTGCGGTCGCGTGGGTTCCATGATAAAGACGGGGGGTACGGCGATGGCTGACTACGCAGAACTGTTCGGGAAGTTACTCGACGTTGGGACGGCCCTTCGTGTGGCAACGACAACCCGGCTTGAGTTTAGCCAGAGAGACTTACTCGAAGCAACGCAAGCCTGCGAAGAGTGGGCGGAACTGTTGGCTGATCCCCGGATATTGGAGATGCAAAGGCGGTTGAAAGAGCGAGCAAACTAAACTGACTGGCAGGGCGTTGTAGGCCGATCACCTACGGCCCCCAGGGTAATGAACTAAGCCCGTTTTCCTGTGCACAGGACAGGAGAGCGGGCTTTTTTTGTTGCGCCCTGCAACACCATTCGGGAACTACCCCTCTTCATGTGAGCGAGAGGGACGGCCCATAGAAGGAGCAGGACGATGGTTTTGGAAAACGCAACCGACGCAGAGTTGGTCGAGCTTGAGCAGGAAGACATGACCCCTGCCGAGCTTCAGGAACGCGAACAGGAGGAACTGGCTGTCAAGGCCGTGGCCGACAAGGCCAGGGAGACGATGCCGGTCGGCGACGACGAAGAAGCAGCGAAGTTGCAGGCCGAAGACGCCGCCGCAGAGAAGACGGCGGAAGAAGTGCCGGGCGTAAAGACCGAAGAGCCTAAGCCCGATCAGGAAGAGCCGAAGGCCCCTGAGTTGGAACTGAGGCTGAAGCATGCTGCTGAGTACATGGGACTGACCGACGAGCAAGTTACGGCGATGGGAGACCAGGCGGAAGGCATTCTGAGCAAGGTTGCCGATGCCAGAGATCGCATCAGCCGGGGATTCAGTGACCTTGGGAAGCCCCCGCCGGCGGCAAAGGTGGACGACAAGGACGACGCGGAAAAGCCGAAACCGTTCGATGCCAAGACGCCCTTTGACTTGAAGAAGTTGCGGTTTGGTGAGGACGGCGAACGGGTCTTGAGCGACGAAGCGGACGCGATGATTCAGGAGCAGCAAAGGCAACTGAATCAACTGCGCGAGCATACCGTCGCCCTGGCCGACAGGCTGGAACGCGCCGAACAGGATGTCGTTCAGAAGGAATTCGACGCAATGGAAGACTTCTTTGTCGGCATTACTGAACAGTACGGCGATGTGTACGGCAAGGGGTCCAGTTTGGAGATGGCTGAGGACAGTCCTGAATTGCAGGCGCGGATGACCCTCTGGAACGAGGCGAACGCCATCTATGAGGGCCGCAGAGCACGCGGGATGAAAACCAACCGCGAGGATTGCAGGAAGGACGCGCTCTCGCTGCTCCAAGCTGATCGGATCAAGGAAACGGCACGCAAGGAACTCGAAGAGAAAGTCGTCAAGCGATCCAAGCAGGTCTCGGCTAAACCTCGGAGCCGCAAGCCAGCAGCTCCGGTCAAAGGCGAACAGGCGGCCGTAGACGCCGTGAAGCAGAAGATCACAGAGATGGGCATTCTCGGGTGACAGGCGTGCCTAGAGAGAGAGGCAGACAATGGCTGGTGTAACAACCAGTGAAATGCTCGACCTTCTCGCCACGACTACCGAAGCACTACCGAAGAACGTGTTGCCGTTCGAGACGAACCTGCAAAAGTACGAAGTCTGCAACAGGTGGTTCGCCAAGGACAAGGTTGAAGTCGAGGGCGGCACGAGAATCACCAAGAAGGTGGTGCTGGACGACAACGGCGCGGCCCGACACGTTCGGGCCTATCAGGTCGAGGCAACTGGAGTCGTAGACGTGGTCAGTACCCTCAAAGCCGATTGGGTGCGTGCGGACACGCACTGGAATATCGAGCGCAGCGAGGTGGCGATGAACCGGAGCGGCCAGAACGCAGAGATGTGGAGTCGCGGGTTCATCAAGCTCATCAAGACGAATCGCGGGCCGTCCATGGTCTCACTGGCCGACCTGCTCGAATCAAGGGCCTGGATGGTGCCGGCAGTTGACAGCGACAACCTCACGCCGCTGGGGCTTCCGTACTGGGTGCCCAAGCTGGCCGCAGGCCAGGCAGCCACGGCCGCCGGGTTTTACGGCGGGATGTACTCTGCTGCGTTTACCGCTGTCGGGGGCATCATCCCCGCTACCGCGAACAGCAACACCGTGACGATCACCGGCGGGAAACCGAGATGGCGCTCCTACCAGGCCGCGTACACCGCGGTCAACGACTTCCTGATCGAGCAGCTCGCGTTGATGTTCTACAGCATCAACTTCCAGAGTCCGTTGCTCGCAAAGGATCTCGTCGGGAACTCCACCGTTGCAAATCACCGCATCTACTTGAACAAGCAGACCCTTGTCAAGTTGGAGAAGTACATGCGGCAGAGCAACGACCAGATCGGCAGCGACTTGGCGAAGTACATGGGAATGACTTCGTTCAAGCGGCAGCCGTTGATTCACATGCCGATTCTGGATTCGACCGGCGCGGGTGAAGCGGGTCAGTACGACCCGGTTTACATGATCAACCACAACTCGTTCAAGACGTATGTGCTGGAGGACTTCTACCTTGTCGAGCGCGAACCCATCGTGGACAAGGAACAGCACAACGTCTTCACGACCTTTGTGGACCTCCAGTACGCCTATCTGTGCTGGTCGCGCAGGCAGCAAGGATGTTGCAACAAGGTGGCATAAACGAAGCGGGGGCGGTCCCCGCTAAGTCGGCCGGGGGGCCTGGGTGGATGCCCGGGTCTCCCGCAAACAGCGGCTTCGGAAAAACGTAACGGAGCCAAAGCCAAAGGAGACGGCAATGCAGACTCAAAAGGAAAGGCCGCTGCTGATTGTAGAGCGCGCGTACTACACCGGCACGGAGGTCTTGGCTGAAGGGTACTGCCTTTGTTACGACGCGGACAAAGGCACGGCGACCGACGAAGACGTGAAGCGCGCGTACAACGTGGAGAAACCCACCATCGCCAACTGCAAGAACTTTGCAGGGTGGGTCCATCCGTCGTCCGTCACCGGGTTGGCGGGTCCGTGTCACATCGACATCATCAAGCCGGGTTCGGAAATGTTCCGGGCCTTCGTGGGTTTGAACTCTGTTGTGAACGAGACCCGGCTGACCGTCCAGGCCGACCAGTGGTACATGGGTCGGGCAGGGTTCCCCGGTGCCGGCAGCGCGACCGCGATGGAGACGGACGCCACACTGACGGCGACTCCGGCGGTTGTGATGGTTCAAGCGGACGACGGCCCGCAGTCGGGTGGCGTGCAGTCGATTGAGCCGCCGACAACCGGCGCGACGTTCACCGTCATGGTGGGCGGCGTGACGTACCTCACCGGTACGGTCAACATCGGCACCGGCGATCACGTCGGGACGCTGGCCGATGGTCTGTATCCTCAGCAGGACAAGGCGATCCTCTGTCTGGGGACGTTCACCGCCGGCAACGAGGTGGACGTGAACATCACGCACCACGAGACCAGTGACCCGGAGCATCGTTTCTACGATGCGGCCGGCGATCAGGACATCCTGGTGTGGAATGGCTTCGAGTGGGCGCCCAAGGTGACGCCGACCTCGGCGGACGCAGCGACGTAAGCGATTTCCAGGGGGCGGGCGGCGCGGTCCGCAGCCCGTCCCCACAACTTGAGTGAGAACGGACATGCTAGGTGACAATCTCATTGATGGCGACAATTACTACTACAACGGCGCTTACACCGTGCCCATGCTTGTCGAGAATCAAGAATTGGATCTCAGGGCCATCTTGGCTGCCTTGGGTCGAGACGTCGGTGGTGATTCCGTCTATCTTCGTCTGACCACAGATGTCGAGATCACCGTCAAGTTGAATGCCACCACACTCGCCGAGATTCCAGTCACGGTTGCGGCTGGCCTGACATTTGATCGCACCATGCGGATCAGCAAGCTCTTCTTCAGTCATATCGGTGCGTCCAGTGCCGCCAGTGATGCAACAGTGACCATCCTGGCGATGTGAGGAGATTGCCGGAATGATGGTGGCTCAAGCGACACCCTGGGGAATTCCGTGCGGCGTAGCCAAGCACTTAAGCTACTGGCTGCCGCATTTTCAGGGGGACGTGTTTATCCTTGGCGAGCATCCCCCGAAATACTATGGGGAGCCGAGCAACAACGGGGAATTCCGATGTGAACGGTGCTGGCGAAGGGGCGAAGAAGACGCAATGGAAACTTGCGTTCGTAAGGCGAAGGAACACGGGGCGTCTATTCTTCATCTTCAATTCGACCCTTCCTTATTTCCATTTAAGTCTTTGCGAAAAGGCCGGGACGTAGCACTGGAACTGGGCATCAAAACAGTTGCAACCGCTCATGTTCTTCTTGATGTTCCGGTTTTCAAGCAGACGAACAAGGGGGTTCTGTCGTGCATAGACCAGGTTGTGGGGGGCACACCGGGGCTTGTGCAGGCGTTGGCGAGTCTCGCCGTGGAATATCACATACCGATGAAGAGGCCCATCAAATACGTTCCTTTGCCTTATCCTGATTTGCAGTGCACCGAGCAACCTCAAGGCAGGATATATCCCAGGATTTTGACTTGGGGGATGATGGGCAGCAACAAGGGGCATCTTGAGGTTATCGAGGCAGTCGAAAAGCTGAAAGCGGAGTATTTCGGCATCGGATACATCATCATGGGTGAAGTATTGACAGGCGAGCAAAAGCAAACCCGAGACAAGTTGCGGATTCAGGAGAAGGCGGGCCGAGTTCAACTTCAAGAGGGGTTTTTCCCCGACAGTGAAATAGAAACCATGTGCAAATGGGCGGATGTGATTGTGCTGAACCATCAGGGCAAGTGGCATTCATCGAGCGGCACGGTCGTTCTGTCCGTGGCGTCCGGCACGCCGGTTGTCGTGTCGAATTCGCCGATGTTTTCCGGGTACGTCGAGGCGGGCGCCGTGAAGGTTGCCGAGCCTGGCGTGGACGGTATGGTGGCCGCGATTCGGGAAGTGTTGGTTGACGCGAGTGGCCTTGAGGCAGGGCGAGAAGTGATGGTCAGGCGAACAAGTCCCAAGGCGGTTGCGCGTGCGTATGAGGGCATCTACGAGGAGTTGTTGGCATGAACAACAACGTGTATGCCTACTTTCAGATCAGGGCATCTTGGCATGGGTTGTATCAGAAGATAGCGGCCGTCGCCAAACAGGGCATTCGCGGGTTGTATCTTCTGATACCCGGCCCCAAAGTCCCCTCGAAGGTCACTAAGATTGCTGAGGTTTGTAAGGGATTAGGTCTCGAATTCATTCTCGGCTATTGCTACATCCCGGCCAGGTCGCAATCTCGCCAGCTTACAGAGCATCTTTCCAGTCCGAAGTTTTCTAATGATCTTGAGCAACTTGGACGAGTGATGAAACTCACAACGAAATTGGCGCTGGCGAATGGGGACAAGGGGGAGTTTTACGGCGATGCTCTTCTGGCCCAGGATTACCTCGACGATGCGGAGCGCATGGGGTATGAATGGGTTTGCTCGCTCTCGTACTATCCGCTTCTCTACGACATGCGGACTTTCTCCCTGCAACATTCCCTTCGAGACACACAGATATTCTGTCTCGGCGGCCATGATCTGGTCGGGTACGCTTTTGGCGATCCAGCATTGCCCTTTTGGTCTGAGAAGTTTGTGAGGCACGACTGGTCAAAAGAGTATCCGGGTTTCACCGTCGCACGTTTGCAACAGTGGCTTCAGCGCATGAACATTTGGTGTGGCGCCGGTTATCAGAAAGGTCTTGATGCCGGATCGAGAGTCTATGCCAAGGGACTTGGTTTCAAGGACGTTATCGTAGGTCTTCCGTTCGATCTGAAGGACTCCATGAAGGCACGCAACAGGAAAATAAAACCGTGACGTTACAGATTCCAAGTTTGAATGAGACAGGAGATTGACATGCAGGGCGAATCGCTCGCTATCGGGTCAACGTCAAGGGGGCGCGAACTCGGTTACGCACTGACCAAGCTCGGTCATCGTGTGCAACAGGTCAGCGCGATCTACTTGTATAAGCAACTACAAGACAAGACGCTGGGCCATCTGGACGCCATTGTGCTCGGCGGGACATGGCATCAGATACAGGGTGCCAGCGGGTATCCGATACAGATTGCGGAACTCGCCGACTCCATCGGGGTGCCCTGTCTCTGGTGGTACGGCAGCAATGGGTGTCCCCATCTGAGTTTTGCCCCGGACCCCGTAGAGCGCAAGGCTGAACATGACCGGACGGTAGAGGCCATCTGCCGGAGACATTTTATGACCGTGATTGCGCCCTACTGCGTTGACGTATATGAGAAGTCGGGCGTGCCGAGAGACAAGATGCGCGTCTGTCCGACTCTCTTTGACTCCGACCTCTTTCACGTGCCTAGCGCGCACGAGAAGGCAGGCCGCAGGCGGCTCTGTTGGGATTGGAACATCCCTTATGGCGGGTTCTTCATGGGAACGGTCTCCAACACGCCGAACAGCAAAGGGGGCGACGACACACTGCGGGCGATGGCTCTACTTGCCAAGGAGATGCCGGACCTTCACTACTTTTTGCATACGAACGAGCCGGCAAGGTTGAGCAAACGCAAGGCGATCGGGCCAAAGGGTAACGTCGGGAAGAGCGAATTTGACGTGCTGGAAGACACGAAGATGCTCGCAGCTCAACTCGGATTGCGTGACCGCGTGCATTTCCGGGGGATGCGGGTAGACCGGAGATACATGCCGTGGTCTTACCTGATGATGGACCTCTACGTATCGCCCTCGAAGGCTGAGAACTTGGGCCAGCCGTTCATCGAAAGTCAACTCTGCGGGATTCCGCTGGTCACGTACAAGGGATTCAGTTTCGACTATTGTGCCTGCCCGCATAGCGCAACGCAGTACGAACCGTGCGGGACAGTTCAAGACGACTGGGGTTTGGTCATCCCGGAGACAAAGCCCGAAGACCTCGCCGATGCGATCAGAAAGGGTCGTCACATTGCGGAAACGCAAGGAATGGCAGACAAGACGCACGACTGGGCGGCGGAGAAGTTCGACCATCGGAACGCGACGAAGATGGTGGACGCGATCCACGAGTACAGGGGGATGATGGCGAGATGACAGTGAGCAAACCTGACGAAATGGCGGTCGGTTACATCGCCGCCGCCGAGCGCATCGAGACCGAAATCGGGCAGAAGCCGACAGGTAGTGTTCTTGACATTGGCTGCAATGCTGGGGCCGGGATGTTGGCCTTGAAAGAGCGTTGGCCCCATGCCCAGTTTTTTGGAATTGAACCTGTCGAAGCGTTTGCGCACGCGGCGCGAGAGAAAGGATTGCTCGTTGCGACAGCATCAGCCGAAAAGTTGCCCCATCACGACAACGCCTTCGACCTTGTTTTCTCGCGTCACTCATTGGAACACATTGAGGATCGCGCAGCCGCCATCTGGGAATTCTATCGTGTTCTCGCGTCAGGCGGCTATCTTTACGTGCAAGCGCCTATCGAGGTGGGCGGCACCAAGAACAAGTTGCATGTCTCGCCATTCACGACTCATGTAGAAATGAGGAATGCGTTTGTAGGATTTGTCAAGGTCTACTGGGGGCCGCAGGAGACGGTGGCCGAGTACATCGGGAGGAAGGTGTGACAACATTGGGAGAAAGGCGATGATGGGTGACGAGTTCCTTGTACCTGATGGAGAGGTTGGAAGTATTCTTGAACCGCCAGTTGAACACTGTTACCCGACTGTGATCTTTCCGCCGGGCCTGACGGGACCGCTCCATCTGGCGAATGCTCTGATTCTACATTTAAGTGCTCGTGAGGCCAAGCGGCAAGGGTGGCGATTTGCTATCCGGCTGGACGATATTCGCCCTGTCAGTGGTACGAAAGTTGCACCAGACATCAAGCGTGAAGGGGAAGCCATAGCCTCCATTATGAAGGCGTGCGAGTTACTGGACATCGTACCGGACATCGTGTTCAAGGCATCGGAACTGTTCCCGCTTCGTTATACAGTAATGAAAGCGCTGGAAAAGCGGTTCCACGAGCAGGATTGGGAAAAGATGGTTTCGCAGTTGCAGATGCCGTTGCCATTTGTGGACGAATGCCTGGGGCGCGAGATCAGCCTTGAGCTTCTGGCGTGGCGTCAGCGCGCGTTTCTCTTTTTGCGCTATGCACGAATCGTTTCCGCATTCGACCATATTGTTGACTACATGACATGGCAAACGCCACTGCATATCCGGGGAATGGACTTGTTGGGTCTGAGCATGATGGAATCGTTGCTCTTTCCCATTGTGGCCTCATGGATCGGCAGGCCATTGAATTACTATGGGCCGCGATATGCGCATATACCGCTTGTCGTCGGGCGAAAGGGGTCGGAAGAAGTGCTTCTGAGTAAGACCCTTGGCGTTGACAATGTGTGGGACTTCGAGGCTTGGGCGACGGACTACAAGACCGCAGAAGAGCGAAAGCGTGCCTTGGAGGAAATGGTGTTGTCTGTGCCGTGGCATCCGGGGAACAGACTGAACGAGATAGAATCTGCGGCTCGCGTAGCTGTGGATTGGAAGGGCCGCAAAATAAGAACACACACAATGAAACACAGGCTCGCGGATGCTGTTGAAGGGCGAAGGAGAGGTATGCAAGCCACCGGGACGCCCATTCCGCATGTTTCGTCTGGTGACATCAGATTGCCGGGCTTCTGCAAGCAATCCGAAGAGTTCTGGCGATACGTGCTGCGGAACATTTGAGGACAAGGAATCATGGCAAGTAATTACCGACTGACCTACTGGGACCTTATCGAGCGGGTGTCCGAATACCTGGGGACAGGGCTTGCGCCATCCGGGGATGCCCTTTCCATCGTCCGAATCTGCATCCACGACGGCTACTGGATGTTCCTCAACCCGCCGGTGCTGCCGGGCGAAGAAGTTCCCCACGAATGGTCATACCTCTCGCCGATAGCGACGTTGGAGTTGCTCGTGGGTGAGTATGCCTACACCTTGCCGACCGACTTCGGCGGCCTGATAGCGCCCTTCACTTTTGCGACTGGCGAGAGCGATGTCAACCAGATTCTTCAGGCCCACGAGGGGCGCATACGGCGCTTGCGTTCTGAGTTCGACAAGAGCGGCGATCCTGACATTGTGGCGATTCGACCATTGGAATACACGACCGCCGCCGGGCAGACGTGGGAGGCGGTGTTCTATCCGACACCTTCGCTTGCTCGCACCCTGAAGTACCGATACAAACGCGAGATCAACAAGTTGGACACGCCTATTGCCAGCGGCCAGGGCACGATCATTGCCGATGCCGACGGGGTGTATAACACGCTCCAGGACACCTCGGCGGACTTCTCCGACGTGACAGCCGGTTGCAAAATCATCATCAGCAATGCCGATGGGCCGACTGAGGGCATCTACGTTGTGAGCAGTGTGACCGAGAGCGAAGAGTCAGCGTCGGCGTCGGCGTCGGCGTCTCCTTCGGAGTCGGCTGAAGTCACGACAACGGAGGTTGTCGTCACCGGTGACTTCGTGAGCGGGGGAACATGCACTTACGAAATCCTGCCGCAGTACATCTACCCGGTCGGCGCGTTTCAGTGTGCGATGGGCATCATTGAGGCGTGCCTGCACTATGCGGAGTTGGCGAAGAACGACGACCAGGGAATTCACTATGCGGCGTTCATGCGTCACCTCGAAGCGTGCGTTGATCGAGACCGGGCGAAGGGCGCGAAAAGTCTGGGGTACTGCGGAGACGCGTCGGATGAGTTGGAAAGGCCGGGGATGTACCGGAGGCGATCTGTTCCGGTCTTCTACAACGGCATAGACCCGACATGAAGAGAAAGCAGCGACCGATGAACAGGCGGAATTTACAGTTTCAACATGACAACGCTCAAATGCCGGTCAGTTCGGGTACGCCGACTGTCTTGTGGCGTGATGGTGCGGGGAACATCTTGCAGTGCTACGGGACAGCGGTTCTCGGCGCGATAGCTGGTTACGCGACAGGTTGCATCTATCAGTACACGCGCAAAAACAGAGGGGGCGATGGCGAGTGGAATCCTGTGCTTTACGTCAATGAAGGAACACCGTTAGCCGCAAATTTTGTTGCGGTTGATCTTATGTAGACGGGGCGTTCCCGTTCTGCACAACGATGGTGAGTTACCGAGAGAAGGAGAGGGACGATGAGCAGGGCTAATTTGCAGTTCCAGCACGACAACGCCGTCATGCCGGTAGCGGTGGCCGCGCCGACCGTGCTGTGGCGGGATGGCGCAGAGATGATCCTGCAATGCTACGGGATCACGGTTCCGGGTGGAGTGGCCGGTTACGCTACTGGCTGTATCTTCCACCATACGGACGGCGGCGCGAATGATGCGGTCTACATCAACGAAGGCACGGCGACGACCGCTAACTTTGTCGAGGTTGGCGCAGCCTAAGACAAGAAAGGCGGCCAGCCGTGCAAAGCCAGCGCCATTCACTCGATTTCGCTTTTCCACTCAAGGGACTCGACCGTTTCACCTCAAGCCGTGAGCAACCGCCGCTTACGTCGCCGGACTTACTTAACGTCCGCGCGTTCGATGCGATTGCGGAACGCGCGAGAGGCGGGCAGCGGCCCGGAACGGTCAAGACCTACGATGAGGAACTCGGCTCGG